AAGTTATCGGAGGACAGAGTTACATAAAATATGCTAATAATACTATTATAAATAAATTTTTATATTACGATATATATGAACCTTTATCAAAGAAAAGCCAAGCAACCCCATTTCCCTTAGAAGTAAAAAAACAAAACCAAAAAGGGAATACAAATTCTACATTATCTCAAGATGATATAAAATCAATAAGTGATTTATTTCCTAAATCAATAATTAAATATAATTTTAAAGTTAAAGGAACAATTAATAGTTCTATTGATTATTCTCAATATTATATAAAATTAGGAGCTTTATTAAAATTTATTGAACTTAAATTATTATTATATTCTACTTTAAACGTCATCCAACAAGAAAAATTAAATAAAGCTATAGGATCTGGTATTAAAATTTCAAAAGATGGAGACCCTAAAGATAGTGTATTTGCTAACCCATTATTTACATTTGATATAGATACAAAAAACACATATTGTTTAAGTTATAGTAGACAAAAATCTGCTGATCCTTTAGTTTGTATTATACCTTACAAAAATGATACATTAGAGATAGATTTTTTAAAAGAAGATAAAAACTTTAGAGTTAATGGTAATAATAATATAGGAAAACCTTTAGAAATATATGTTAATATAAATCATATATCAAATTGTGTTCTTAATAATCTAGATAAAGATGGTGGGGTAAATTTATTATCATTCCTCAGAGCTTTATTATCAGGAATAAATGATTCTTTAGGTAATATAAATAAATTAGATGCTATATATGATGATGAAATTAATAAAGTTAAAATCCAAGAAGAAAGTAATTTAGATATAAAAGAAGATCCAAAATCATCTTCAGATGAAGATTTTAGAATATATGGGGTTGGTAAAGGTAATTTAAAAGGTAGTTTTATCACAAATGTAGATTTCACAGTTACATTACCTCCAAATATGGCAGCAATGGCTACTATTAGTGCCCAATCTTCAGGAACAATAGTTGGAGAATCAGCTACAGCTTTAAGTAATTTAAATGATGGATTAACAGATAGAATTATTCCCGAAAAATTAGATGTTCTAAGTATAACCGAATTAAAAAAAATTAGATTATCACTCCCCCAAGATATTATTGAACAAATAAAAAATAACGATAAAAATTTATCAAATAATATTAAAAAATTTATTACTGCTAATAGAATTGATAAAGATAAAATTGATATTGATAACTTAATAGCTTTACTAAGATCTGATCCTGATATTATATTAGCCCAACAAATAGATGCTGTATTAAAATATACTAAAAACATATATGGAAAGTTTATAATAACCCAAGAAAATATAGACACATTTAAAACAGCTAACAGGGATATAGCTTTACATACTATATCTTTAAATTCTATTAATATATCGGGCGTTAAACCATCTATCCCAGCCCCATTTTTTATTCCATTTAATTTAAGTTTAACTATGGATGGTCTAGCAGGTATGGTTAATTTTCAAAGATTTACTATAACAAAAGATATATTACCATATCAATATAGGACAAATAAAATAGATTTTATCATTAAAGGAATTACCCACGATATTAAAGATAATTATTGGACAACACAAATAGAAAGTATATCAGTAGGAGCAAAAATTAATAAATAGGAAAAATAATGGCATATATACCTAAAAATAGAATAAAAACAGGTTTAGTAAGTAATGGTGAATATATAATAGCTGTTACTGGTAAAACTTATTATGGGTACTATCATGCATTATATAATGGGAGATTTTATACAGGAAAAACGCAATACGATTTCCCTATATTAGAATTAACTAAACCAGGAAACTCAACATCCGATATTTTAACTACTAAAAATGTTAATGAAACATTATCTATTCCTGTTAATTCCAATCAATACTCTTATGTTGTTTATAATGCATTAAGTATAGATGAACCATTACCCAAGATATTACCTAATTTATATATACCTATAGCTACAGATGATGATATTGAAGTTGGAGAATTTACTAGATATTTTGTTAAAAAAGTAAATGAAAATATTTATGTTGAAATAAATAAAGAACAATACAATAATTTTCAATCACAAAACCCAGAATATTTTTGGGAAATATATAATACCATTTCAATTCCATGGAACATAACCGGGGAAGTAGAACAAACGTATAATACAAATAAAAATATGATTGAATTATGGGAAAAGAATAATAATCAATTAGGGTTGGGAGCTTATTTACAATATAATTATTTAGAATTTTACCAATATATTCCCCAAGAAAACCTATCTACCCCAGGAAACGAATTAGTTACTTTAACAGGAAAAGATTATATAGGAGATTATCATATTAATCAAATATTAGGACCAATGGAAGGTAAAATCCATAGTGATAAATCCCATAAACGATTATTTTATAAAAAATTTCAAAGACAAGATAAACAAATTAAAACAACGTTTGGTTTAAAAACTCCAAACGATGTTATAGTAGGATTTTAATATTAATTTGGTTTTTTAAAAAATAAATAGTATATTGTATGAAAAAGGTTATAACAAATGTTTTGGATTATAGAAACAAAAGAACAATTAGAAGAACTAATTAATAAAAATTATAAAAAAGCTTTTGCAGAAGTAGTTCCTTTTAATTATAATTTCCACCCATCAATAAATGATATATCATTGGTTTATTTTAAACCACTGGATGATAAAGCATATATGATATGTGTTAATCATAGTGAAACTTTATCTGTTGGAAAAACACAATTAAAAAAACTACTTAATCAAGTAGATGAATTATATGTGAGAGATAAGAAAACGTTTTTATACCATTTTTTAATCAACAGAAGTCATGATGTATTATATCAATATACATATAATCCTACATTTACTAAAACCCATGATTATTTTTATAACAAATATCCCATCAAAACAGATATAAATCGAATTATACCTTTAGTTAAACATTTTGAATATTGTGATAATATTTATAATTGTGTTAAGGATAAATGTTTTCCCAACAATAAATTCTTTAATAATAAATTAATTCCTGTGTTTTATATGATAGAATCATCAGGGATTAAAATAGATAAGGAAGAATTTAATAAACATTTTGAACTAATAAACCCCGAATATTCAATACAAGATGATACTATATATACTCAATATAATTTATACACTACTACCAGTAGACCATCTAATAGGTTTAATGTACTTAATTTCGCAGCTTTAAATAAAGAAAATAATTGTAGGAAATCATTTATCCCAAATAATGATTATTTTTTAGAAATAGATATTTCTTCATATCACCCTACATTATTATCCAAACTTATAAATTATAAATTTGATAAACCTATATATGAGACCTTTGCTGATTATGCTAAGGTAAATATATCAGAAGCCAAAGAATTAATGTTTAAACAATTATATGGAAATATATATAAGAAATATGAGGATTGGGACTTTTTTATACAAGTAAAGAAATATATAAACCAAATTTGGGAGGAATTCAATAATATAGGGTATATAACCACTCCAATTTCAGGATATCAATTTAAAAGAGATGAACTAAAGGATATGAATCCTCAAAAATTATTAAATTATTTACTCCAATCCTATGAAACTTCTTTAAATGTAAATATAATTTGGGATGTTTTAAAATTATTAAGGGGTAAAAATACTAAAATAGTATTATATACGTACGATGCAATATTACTAAACATAGATAAATCAGAAGAAGATTTAATAAATAGTATTAAAAAAATATTTGAAAACTACAACCTCAATATAAAAATAAATAAAGGTTATAATTATGCATTTTAGTAAAAAATCAGATATGTATCATAGATACGATATAAATATTTTAGATACACAAAACTTGGATAATAAATTATTTTGTACTTTTGTAAAAAAGAATGATTTAGATTCTTTATTAGAAGAAATAACTTCTAGTTATGATATAATGTATAATAAAATTTTTATTCTTTATATTAATAATAATGATGAATATGCTTGTACATATAATATAGAAAATAATGATATAAATCATATACTTGATGGCACTATTTTAGTACATAGAAAAAAAGAAACAAATACTCTATATACAATAAATTCACTTAATGAGATAATAAAATATTTTAATAATGGAATAGTAGATTCTAATTTTATTATAAATTGGATGAATTATAAAAATAGTATTTTATTAACTCAAAACAATGCCTTTAAACAATTAAAAACAAAATTATATAAAATAGTAGAATTATAATATTTATAATAAAGTAGCTCATATACTAAATCAAACTGTCATATAGTAGACATCATAAGCTTTAAAAGCAATTTTTAGTCTCAAGAAAAATACAGTATATTAAATAAGTAACAATATAAACTTTAAATAAAAATGGATTTAAAATCTATCAAAACCAAATTAAGTGCCTTACAGTCTACAGGCCAGAAAAAAGAAAAAATAGACTATTCTAAATATTTATGGAAACCAAAACAAGAAGGAAAATACCAAATTAGATTTGTTCCTTCTAAATTGGATAAAGATAATCCATTTCAAGAAATATTTATCCACTATGGATATTCAAAATTCCCAATTTATGCTTTAACAAACTGGAATGAAAAAGATCCAATTGTTGAATTTACTAAACAATTACGTAATACTAATGATAGTGAAAATTGGAAAACAGCGAAAAAATTAGACCCTAAAATGAGAGTATTTGCCCCTGTAATTGTTAGAGGTGAAGAAGAAAAAGGTGTTCGTTTGTGGGAATTTGGTAAAGAAATTTATATGCAATTATTAGGTTTAGCAGAAGATGAAGATTATGGAGATTACACTGATATAAATGAGGGACGTGATTTTACAATAGAAGCTCATATTGGTGATGTTGGTGGACGTCAAGGTTTAAAATGTGCTATTAGAGTAAAACCTAAAGTTACAGCATTAAGTAATGATGCTAAACAAGTTGAATTATGGTTAGAAGAACAACCAGATCTTTTATCAATCCAGAAAAAATATGAATTCCAAGAACTAAAACAAATCCTCCAAAATTGGTTAAACCCAGAAGAAGCTGATGAAGTTGTAGTAGATGATGAAGAAGAGATTGAAGAAGTTGTTAAGGAAGAAAAACCAACCAAAAATTATTCTTTAAAATCAAATAATAAAAAAGTATCAACAGCCGACAAATTTGATGCTTTATTTGATGAAGATGAAGATGGTGAAGAAGATGAAGATAGAGACTTACCTTTCTAATTAACATATTAATTTATTTAACCATATGACAAAGGAAAAATCAAAAGTTTCTTTAACGGAAGCTATATCCAATGAAATTAAAAAGAATTTCGATTTGGAAAAATTTAAAGAAAAGAAGTTATTAAATAATAGTGTTAATTTTAAAGAACAAAAATGGATTCCATTTTCTAAATCTTTACAAAAAGCACTCTCTATTCCTGGTATTCCTATGGGTCATATTACTATAGTTAGGGGTGGCTCAGACACTGGAAAAACAACTTTGCTTATTGAATCAGCAATTGAAGCTCAAAAAATGGGTGTTTTACCTGTTTTTATTATTACTGAGATGAAATGGGATTTTTCTCATGCTAAAAATATGGGTTTTGAAATCGAAGAAACAAAATCCATGGATGGAGGAGATATTATTAAATATAAAGGATTTTTTCTCTATGTAGATAGAAGTACTCTTAATACTATAGAAGATGTTTCTGAATTTATAGTTGATATGCTCCATGAACAGCATAAAGACAATATTCCTTACGATTTATTATTTGTGTGGGATTCTTCAGGTTCAATTCCTTGTAGAATGAGCGTTGAAAAAAATTCAAATAATCCACAATGGAATGCTGGTGCTATGGCTGCTCAATTTGGAAATTTTGTTAATCAAAAATTCCCATTATCTAGAAAAGAAAATTCTAAATATACAAATACTTTTTTAGTTATCAATAAAACCGGAGTTCAACCACCAGAAACTCCTATGAGTCAACCAAGAATGACTAATAAAGGAGGAAATACTATGTATTGGGATGCATCTTTAGTAATAACTTTTGGAAACGTTACAAATAGTGGAACATCAAAAATAAAAGCTGTTAGAGATAAGAAAAATGTGGAATTTGCTAAAAGAACAAAAGTAGCAATTGATAAAATCCATTTAAAAGATGGTGTAGCAACTAGATCTACAGTTATAGTAACACCTCATGGATTTATTGAAGATACAGATAAAGCAGTTAATGACTATAAAAAACAATATTCTCATGAGTGGTTTCCTAATTCAACAGGAACTATAGAAATAATTGAAGATAAAAGTGAATGGGAAGAGAATAGAAGTACTTCTTTAATAGACATTTCAGAAGATTAATATTCATATATAATATAAAATAAATTTTTTATCTTTATAGATATTATAAAGTCTTTTAATTATATTATATGTAAAACTAAATAAAATGACTAAAACTAAAGGAGATATATTTAAACTTCTTGATAATATTAAAAAGGAAGATGATAATAACCCAACATTTGGGAAATATGATAAAGTACTCTTAATTGATGGATTAAATTTATTTATGCGAAATTTTGCTATGATAAATTTTATAAATGAAAACGGAGTACATACTGGTGGATTAGGTGGATTTTTAAGATCATTAGGTTCATTAATAAATCTAATAAAACCAACATCAGTATATATTGTATTTGATGGGATAGGATCATCCATCAATAGAAAAAATATCCATCCAGAATATAAATCAGGGAGAAATATAACTCGAATGACTAATTTTAGTGTATTTGAAAATTTAGATGAAGAAAATGATTCTAAAATCGATCAAATTGTTAGATTAATACACTACTTAAAATGTTTACCTGTTAAAACAATATCATTAGATAAAGTAGAAGCAGATGATATAATAGCTTATTTAAGTAGTGTTTTTTCTAATGAACATAATTCCAAAGTATATATAGTATCAGCAGATCAAGATTTTACTCAATTAGTTAATGATAAAATTACTTTATATAAACCAGTTAAAAAAGAATTTATTACCCCGAATAAAGTAAAAGAAGAATATGGGGTATTAGTTGAAAATTTTATATTATATAAAACGTTATTAGGAGATAATTCTGATAAAATAGAAGGAATTAAAGGGTTAGGGAAAAAAGGTTTAACTAAAAAATTCCCTGAGTTGATGGACTCTCCAATATCATTAGATGATTTATATAAAATATGTGAACAAAAATATAAAGAACATATTGTATATTCTAGAGTATTATATGATTTCAAACGATTAGAAATGAACTATAAGATAATGGACTTAAAAAATCCTTTGGTTGATGATAAAGAAAAAAATATATTACGTGAGTTAATAAAATCCCCATTAAATGATTCTAAACCAGATGATTTTATGAAGTTATATGGTGAAGATGGATTAAATAATACAATAAAAAACCCAACATATTGGTTAAAAGAAACATTTGGTTTCTTAAATAGTTTTAAATAAATAAAGTTTATGTCAACAATATTAAATTCATTAGCGGCTTATGGCCCAAAATTCCAAACCAAAGTACTATCAGCATTATTAACAGATAAAGAATTTTTAATTAATATTCATGATACTTTAAATGATGAAGATTTTGATTCTCAATCCTCAAAATGGATTGTAAAAGAAATTTTAAAACATTATTCTAAATACCATTGTAATATATCAATGGATACTCTTAAAATAGAATTAAAAAAATTAGATAATGAAGTATTACAAATATCAGTTAAAGAACAACTACGTGAAGCATATAAATTAATAGAAGAAGATTTAGAATACGTTAAAATTGAATTTGGTGACTTTTGTAAGAATCAACAACTAAAAACAGCGCTTTTAAATAGTGTAGAATTATTAAATGCAGGAGATTATGATTCTATAAGAATTTTAATTGATAACGCCCTTAAAGTAGGTCAAGACAAAAATATAGGTCATGAGTATGATAAAGATATTGAATCAAGATATAGAGAAGATAATAGAAAACCAATATCTACTCCATGGGATCAATTTAACGTTTTATTTCAGGGAGGATTAGGTAGTGGAGATTTTGGATTAATATTTGGTAATCCTGGAGGTGGGAAATCATGGTGTTTAATAGCATTAGGAGCTGAAGCCGTTAAATTAGGATATAATGTAATCCATTATACTCTTGAGTTAAGTGAAGATTATGTAGGTAAAAGATATGATGCCTGCTTCACACAAATCCCAGTTAATGAAATAACAAATCATAAATCTAAAGTAGAACAAACAATTAATAATTTACCAGGAAAATTGATTATTAAAGAATTTCCAACAGGTAGAGCAACAATGACAACAATTGAGTCTCATGTTAAAAAATGTATTAATATGGGAACTAAACCAGATCTTATTATTATTGATTATGTTGACTTGTTAAGATCTAAACGAAAATCAATTGATAAAAAAGAAGAAATAGATGATATATATGTAGCTACAAAGGGCTTAGCTAAGTATTTAAAATTACCTATATGGTCTGTTTCCCAAGTAAATAGAACAGGAGCTAAAGATAACGTTATTGAAGGAACATCAGCAGCAGGAAGTTATGATAAAGTTATGATTTCAGATATTGCACTTTCTTTAAGTAGAAAAAAAGAAGATAAAATTAATGGAACTGGAAGATTTCATATAATGAAAAATAGATATGGAAGTGATGGAATGACTTATGAAGCCATTATTGACACATCTACCGGGGATTTTAATATAACAAAATTATATGATGAAGATGAAGAAATCATACCTCCAACACAATCCAATAATAATATAAATAACCTTGAAAGAAAGCAACTAGCTAATAAATTTTTCGAATTAAGTTACAAAATCTAATATATTTATTAAAAAATAAATTTATATAAAAAAATCTATGAATACAGAATCACAAATTCTCTCAGAAATCACTACTCATTTAAAATACTCTAAATACCTTCCAGAAAAACAAAGACGTGAAACTTGGGAAGAACTTGTTAGTCGTAATAAAGAAATGCATATTAAAAAATTTCCATCATTAGAAGAGGAAATTGAACAAGTATATAAATATGTATATGATAAAAAAATATTACCATCAATGAGATCTCTTCAATTTGGAGGTAAACCTATTGAAATCAATAATGCTAGAATATTTAATTGTTGTTACCTACCTATAGAAGATTATAGAGGGTTTTCTGAGATTATGTTTTTATTACTATCAGGATGTGGAGTAGGATATTCAGTTCAACAACATCATGTTGAAAAACTTCCAGAAATAAGGAAACCTATTAAATCTAAAAGATATTTAGTTGGTGATTCAATTGAAGGGTGGGCAGATGCTGTTAGAATGTTAACCAAAGCTTATTTTGGACATACTAGTACTTTCCCATTGTTTGATTTTAGAGATATTCGTCCCAAAGGATCTCAATTAATAACAGTAGGAGGTAAAGCCCCTGGACCTGAACCTCTTAAAATAGCATTAGTTCATATACAAGCTATATTTGATCGTAAAAAAGATGGAGAAAAATTAACTTCATTAGAATGTCATGATATTATTTGTCATATGGCTGATGCTGTATTATCTGGTGGTATTAGAAGAGCAGCACTTATATCTTTATTTAATCTAGATGATGAAGATATGCTAACTTGTAAATTTGGAAATTGGTGGGAAACAAATCCTCAAAGAGGAAGAGCCAACAACTCAGCTGTACTTGTTAATAATAAAATAGATAAAGAAACATTTTTTGAACTATGGAAAAAAATAGAATTAAGTAATAGTGGTGAGCCTGGATTTTTATTTACTAATGATAAAGATCTAGGTACTAATCCATGTGCTGAAATATCATTAAAATCAACACAATTTTGCAATCTTTGTGAAATAAATGCTTCGGATATTGAATCACAAGAAGAATTCAATAATAGATCAAAAGCAGCAGCATTTATAGGTACACTTCAAGCATCATATACTGATTTTCATTACTTAAGAGATTCTTGGAAAAAAACAACAGAAAAAGAATCATTATTAGGTATAGGAATGACAGGTATAGCTTCTGGGAATGTATTAAAATTAAATATGAAAGAAGCAGCTAAGATTGCTGTTAATGAAAACGAAAGAATAGCTAAAACCATTGGTATTAATAAAGCTGCTAGAGTAACAACAGTAAAACCCTCAGGAACTACATCATTAGTTCTAGGAACATCAAGTGGCATTCATGCCTGGCATGATGATTATTATTTGAGAAGAATTAGAGTTGGAAAAAATGAAGCATTATACACTTATCTATTGATCAATCATCCAGAATTAATTGAAGATGATATATTTAAACCACATCTACAAGCTATAATTTCTGTTCCACAACAATCCCCTGAAGGTTCTATAACTCGTAAAGAATCAGCTTTAGATTTATTAGAAAGAATAAAAAGAATAAATCAAGAATGGATTACACCAGGACATAGAAAAGGAAACAACAAACACAATGTATCAGCCACTGTAACTATTAAAAATGGGGAGTGGGAAAATATTGGTGAATGGTTATATAATAATAAAGAATATTTCACAGCTTTATCTTTCCTTCCTGAAGACTTAGGAAGTTATGTTCAAACTCCATTCGAAACAATTACAAAAGAAGAATATGAAACAGCAATTAAATCATTACATAATGTAGATTTATCTAAAGTAGTAGAAGTGGATGATAACACAGCATTAATGGAACAAGCAGCTTGTGCTGGAGGTGGTGGGTCTTGTGAAATAATATAATATTATAACTAATAAAAAACATTTATATAAAATGGAAATCCAAGAAAAAAAACTAAATAGTGAAAAACGGAAACCAAAAAATCCAATATCATTTAATCTTCAACTTAACACAGAACAAAAGCAAGCTAAATCAGATATATTAAACAACACCGTTACATTATTGAAAGGTCAAGCGGGTAGTGGAAAAACTTTATTAGCATGTCAAGTTGCTTTAGATCTATTTTTTACAAGACAAGTTGAAAAAATTATCATAACCCGTCCTGTTGTAGCAGCGGCTGATGATATAGGTTATTTACCTGGTTCTATGAAAGAAAAAATGGACCCATGGTTAGCACCTATATATGCTAATTTATATATGTTATATAACAAAGAAACAATTGATAAAATGGTAGAAAGACAAGATATTGAAATATTACCATTTACTTTTGTTCGAGGAAGAACATTTGTAAATTCTATTGTTATTGTTGATGAGTGTCAAAATGTCAATCACACACAAACAGAAATGATTGTAGGACGTTTAGGTTTAAATTCAAAAATGATTTTTTGTGGAGATACAAGTCAGATAGATCTAAAAAGTAAAAAAGAATCAGGTATTGATTTTTTTAAAACATTAGAATCAAGGGTTGATGGTGTTAAAGTAATTGTTTTGAAACAAAATCATAGACATCCAATTGTACCTCAAATATTAGATATATATAGAGAATATAGTGCTTAAAAAATGAATAAAAAGTTATTACCCTGGTTTATAACATTCTGTGCTTTAGGATTAGCAATAACTGCAGGATATTATAGTGTTATAGGTTTATCTAAATTGTTTGCTGGAACAGCAATAGCTGTTATAATAATGGCTTCATTCTTAGAATTATCCAAATTAGTTATAGCTACTTTACTTCATTCATATTGGAGTGAATTAAATAAACTATATAAGTTTTATTTGATAATATCATTAGTAATATTATCAATACTAACATCTGCTGGAATATATGGTATGTTGAGTAGTGGTTATCAAGAAATATCTAACAAATCTGAAACAATAGATAGACAAATAGTATCTTTAGAAACTAAAAAGAAAACATTTGAAAATACTAAAGATAATCTATTGAAAGAAAAAGAATCACTAAATACTAATATATCTAATTTACAAAATTCCTTATCCGTAGGTATTGTTTTACAATCAAGAGATAAAGACGGTAATTTAATTACTAGAGAAAGTAAAGGAAACAGAATAACCCTTGAAAAACAATTAGATAAAAATTCAAAACAAGATGATAAAATATCATCTAAATTAGATATTATAAATGATTCTATATTTAATTTAGAAAACCAAATTCTTGAAATAAAAAACACTAATACAATATCAGAATTAGGTCCATTAAAATATATAAGTAAATTAATTAATAAACCTATGGATAAAATTATTAATTGGTTTATATTAATTATAATACTTGTTTTTGACCCATTAGCTATTTGTTTAGTTATAGCTGCTAATTTTTCATTTAATAAATTAAAAACAAAAACAGTTGAGCCTTCTTCTATTAATATATCATATCAAGAACTCCAAGATGACATGTCTTTACTTAAAGAAGAGTTACCTATTGAATCAAATCCCCAACCCCCCAACAATCCAATACAAGAAACGTGGGTAAATAATACACCACCTCCATATGTTTCTGATGGGATTTATAAAGGAACTTCCACTATAAAACCAAAACAAACAGATAACACTATAATCTATAGTTAATTTTTGGTTTTTTAAAATTTTATACTTATATTAATGGGGATGAGTAAATATCCAATATTTTTAGAAAAATTTACTACCCCCGATGAAAAATTAATTCATCAAGAGATTAGTAAGCTTAAAAAAATAAATTATAATAAATTTTATTGGTGGAGAAACTATACTCCCAAAAATGAACCACTTAAATCTAAAGATTTATTAGATAAAATCAAAAATGGAGATTATAATTTTTCACATTATTATTGGCAAGCACATAATGCTATTTTAAAAGCTAAAAACAAAATTAATCTCGAATATGATGATTTAGAAACTCAAGCAATAAAAGTTTCTTTAGAAATGGAACAATATCGTAAATTAATAAAAGATTTTGAAAAAGATGAGATTGAAAAATTAATACAATTAGAAAAAGAATTTATTAATAATTTTAATCTCTCTAAAGAAAAATATAATTATTATTTTGAAAATTATGAGGGTACATTAGAAGAGTTTTATATATTTTGTGTATTTAACTTTGGAAAAAGAATTAAACCATTAAATAAAAGAGGTAGAAAACCAAAAATAACATTATGATAGAATTTATTACTCATAGTTTGGGAATATGCGGAGATGGACACCCAAATATTTTTATTTTTTTACTTAATGAAGTTGGGATTTTTGAATATTTTAATTATATTTATGATAAAGTAAAAAAGTTATGATAAAAATTTCACATGAAACTCCAATTTGTTTATTAAAAGAAAGTAAACGTTTTAATGATTATCAATATGCTTTAGTTCATTTATTAGAAAATAATGAAAAATATAGAAATCATTTTTTAGAATGTAGAGATGAAAATATTCCTATTTACTTAGATAATAGTTTACATGAATTAGGAACAGCTATTGGTGGAGAAATTTTATTAAAATGGATTAATGAATTAAAACCACAATATGTTTTCGTTCCTGATGTTTGGGAAAATAAAATAGCATCTGTAGTAAATGCCAGAGAATGGATTCAATATGAACTCCCAGAAGAAACTACTAAAATAGCAATTGTTCAAGCTAAATCTCTTGCAGAAGCAATAGAATGTACTATGACATATAAAGATTTAGGTTATAAAAAAATAGCTTATAGTTATGGTGCATCATTTTACAATGATTTAGTTAAACATCCTAATTTATATATTGGAAAAGCATTAGGTCGAGTATCAATGATATCTCATTTTTATAAAATCGGATTGTTAAACCAAATAGATAAAATCCATCTTTTAGGTACAGCATGTCCTATAGAGTTTGCTTTTTATAAAGATATAAAATGTATTGATTCAATTGATACCTCAAATCCAATAATGCTAACATTAGATAAAAAAGAATATAATAATACTTTTACTAATAATAAACCAATATCTAATATGAATAATGATATTAATATAGATTATAATAAAATTGATTTAGAATTATTGGAAGAAAATATAACAAAATTTAGAAATTTATTTAAATAATATGAAAGATAAAGCAATAGTAGTCTTCTCAGGAGGACAAGATTCAACAACATGTTTATATTGGGCGTTAAATCGTTTTAAAAATGTAGAAGCAATTACATTTAATTATGGTCAAAAGCATTCTATTGAAATAGAACAATCTAAATTAATCCTAGAAAAAACCGGTGTTAAACAAATAATAGTTGATTTAAACCAATCACTAGGGTTTCTAGCTGAAAGTGCACTAACAAGTAATGGTAACGTTTCAGAAATAAATAAATATGGTTTACCATCATCATTTGTGCCAGGACGTAATGGTATATTTTTATATAATGCTTATGTTTATGCTTTAAAAACAGAAGCAGATGCTATGATAACAGGAGTATGCCAAACAGATTATAGTGGTTATCCTGATTGTAGACGTGATTTTATTAATGAATTACTTAATGTAATGGATATGGGTGTATTTGGGAAAAATAAATCAAGTGGTTTGGCTATCAATACTCCTCTTATGTATCTTACTAAAGCAGAAACATTTAAACTAGCAGAAGATGAAGGATGTTTAGATGATGTTATTGAATTATCCCACACGTGTTATAATGGTGAAAGATCATATAAACATGAATGGGGTTGGAGTTCAGAACAAGGTACTGAAAATGATCCATTTTGTCCTGCATGTAATTTAAGAGCTAAAGGATGGGATGAATATAAAAAAATATATAATAAGTGAAGCAAAAACAATCAATAGATAAAAGACAATATTATATTGTTTTAAATCAAAATAATGAAGTATTTACAGGATTAAAAAAAGGTTATCTTAATTGGTCATCTGACTGGTTAGAAGCAAAACCATTAGAATATCAAAGTACTACATATCTAAAATTAGAAAATAAAAACATCGAATTAATCAAAGAAGAAGAATTTTATGGCTGATTTCTCAAAACAATACTGCGAAAAAGTTTCCGATGGAAAATTTCCTTATGATTTTGATATCATAGAAATTTATAATACATTGGATGAAGGAAATTATATTCCTACAATATGTGAAGGATTAGGATTTATAGCTATAGGAAAAAATATAAATAATTCTGAACCTCAACTATTATTTGGTATGGGATTTGCTATTAGAGAAGGATATTGGGATGGACCTATACCTGAAGGTTTAGATGAAAATGATTGTGTTTGGGTAACATATAGTAAAGTAATTAATTAATAAAATGTATAAAATAGGAAAACAATTTGATTTCTGTTATGGTCATAGAGTATGGTCTCAAGAACTAATAGAAGGATACTCAGAAGATATGAATTTAAAATGTCGTCATTATCATGGGCATCAAGGAAAAATTATAGTTTATTTAGAAAATATAGAAGATTCTAATAAATTAGAAAAGGGTATGGTTACTGATTTCAAACATTTAGGATGGTTTAAAAAATGGATTGATGATGTTTTAGATCATAAATTCATAATGGATATAAATGATCCAATAAGAAATATATTATTTCCTATAACCAAATTTAATAGTTCTTATGAATTTGATAATTTATTTCGAGTAAATAAATATAATTATTATACCATATGGGAAAATATATATAATACATTATCACAACCCGAAAAAGAAATATATGAAGGGTTAATATTTGTTGAATTTGTTCCAACATCAGAAAATATATCAAAATGGTTATGTGATATAGTAAATGAAAAAATGAATCAAATAGGAATAAAATGTTCACATATCCAATTTTATGAAACACCAAAATCAGAATCGAATTATTTTAATTAAAAATGTATCTTGATACATGGTTGATATATTTATAAGTAAAATACCATGAATAGAGAAACACTGGATAAAAAATTAATCTTAAATACCTATTTAGAAAATAAAGATAAGGGAAAATATTGGGTAGCTAAACATTTAAAGTTAAATAAAAATTCTGTATGTGCTTTGATTGATAAATATAATCCTAATAATGTTTCTCTAAATATAGAATTAGAAGAGGCCTTATTGAAAATAATTAAATTATATCCTTATACTGGAACTAAACATAAATTATCAAATATATTAAAGACTACATCATATTCTATTGAACAAGTTCTTCATAAAACCAAAAATATAGAATTAATTAATTATTTCACCACCCCAAAATCTCATTGTTCTAAACTTACAGATAAAGATATTCAAGATATATTAGATGGAAGTAAATTAGGGATTGGTAATGATTTAATGGGAATCCAGAAAGGAATTGATGGAGTTTCTATTAGAAATATTAGAAAAAAGTTTTTAACATCTGAGGAATATGAAAAATACCATTCAATAAATCGTTTTTATGAAGGAGATTATAATTCATATTATAATGAAAGAGGAGATAAATTTTTGTCAACATGGGAAGAAAAAGTAGCAGATTTTTTATATCATAAAAATATAAAATATTATTCAAACGTAAGACTTGATTATAAAAGTAAACATTATTCACCTGATATTTATATACCTGAAAATAGGGTATTTATTGAAATATTCGGAATGTCTAATATTAATTGTTATAAAGGAAATATGAATAAGAAATCTCAATATTATATTGATAATAAAATAAAATGTTTATTTTTATATGAAGAAGATTTTTTAGAAAACAGAAAACCAATAGAAAAATATAAGATTAAATTAAATGAATTTTTAGAAGAAATTAAAAATATAATATTCAATAATCATATAAAAAATAATATAGTATTTAAAGATAGATAAATAAATTAAAATATAAACAACTCAACAAAAGATGGAAAATAATTGGAATTATACAACAACATTCGGTATTTATAAAATAAATTATATATATGTTAAATAATAAAAATATATTATCATTATATGAATATTTAGGTCATGCCGCTGGACCTATCTTAGGTAAAGAAGTAGCCCAATCAGCTATAAAATCAAATATACAAATTTCTTCACACGAAGTAAATAATAACAAATACACAGGAAAAATATTAAAATATCCTAAACAATTTTTAGAAGATTATTTCCAAAAAAACCCAACAACAAAATTATAAAATTATGTCAATAAGAACAGATAAATTAAAAATTTCCCAAGATTTTTTTAGCTTACAAGGGGAAGGTAAAACAATGGGATATCCTTCATATTTTGTGCGCTTAGCTATTTGCAACTTAAGTTGTGGGATGTCAAGAAAATTTCTTAACCAATTAGTAAAAGATAATACCTTAAAAGAAGGAGAAATATTTACTGGAGATTTACATGCTGAAGGAAAAGCTACATGGACTTGTGATAGTACATCTGAGTGGGCTTTAAAAGGTGAAGATAAAGACTTCCAATACTTGATTGATCAATGGAAAGAACAAGGCATCTATGAACATATTAAGAATGGTACTATCCATATTATTTGGACTGGTGGAGAACCTACCATTAAACAGCATCAAGAAGCTATTATGAATTTCCGCCAACATTGGTATAATTTAGAAACAAAATTACTAAGAGAAGTTGGATATACAGGAGATTTTACACCGTATGATGAAATAGAAACTAACTGTACAGTTTATATTGATCAACCGTTATTTGACACATTAGATCAAATCAACTGCTCACCTAAACTATCTAATTCAGGTATGACAGCATCACAACGTATTAATCCAGATGCAATTAAACGTATTATGGAACATAAGAACTATCAATTCAAATTTGTTATCTCAACTGAGAATGATGTTAAAGAATTGTTCCGTGACTTTGTTGAACCATTTAATATACCACTTGATAAAATATGTTGTATGCCGGGTTTAGATGATAGAGATAATTTTCATGAACGTACACATTTTGTATTTGAAATGGCTAAAAAATATAAATTTATAGCTTCAACTAGATTACATATAAGTGCTTATGGAGCAGTTACAGGAGTATAATTAATTAAAAAATATAATATAATGATAACAGACTACTTATTACAAACAATCATCAATACAGTAAAAAATACTGGTAATGATGCTGAATTAGGAGCTAAAATTAGAGCTCTAATTACACCAATTATTCAATCACAAGGGATCCAAGAAGGTAAAACATTATTAAAAGGTTAACTATTATGGGAAAAAATTTAAATCAGCTAAATCAATATTTGGATCAATTTAACCAAATTATTCTAGAATTAAAAAAAAGAGGAATTGAAGGTTCAAATAATGTTAGATTAGGAGGCTCACTAATGTTTAAAGTTCATGGTCTAAATTTCTCAAGAATCACAGATGATTTAGATATTATTTTAACTAATCCTACTGAAGAACAAAAATCATACCTTAATTTAATTAAAGTTTTTTCAATTTTGAAAGGTAATTATAATTATGAAACTCCTAATTATAAATTCATAAAAAATGGATTGATATTAAATATATTAGTAACAAATAAAATTTATATTGATGGAGAAGAAGAAAACTCATATGAAACATACTATAAATTTAGAAATAATTTATATGAAATCGTTCCCATTAATGAAATCATTAAAGCTAAAAAACAATATGATAGAATCAAAGATAGAAATGATTTTTTAATACTTAAAAAAGAAAATTTTTAAAAATGGATAAAGTATTACTTAAAGAATCAATAAATAATAAAGATAATCTTTTATTATATTTTAAAGCTGATTGGTGTGGTTCTTGTAAAGAATCGAATCAATATATTAAAAAAATATCTGAGTCTAAAAAAGATTTTAAATTACATGAAATCGAATCTGATGAAGATAGAGATGATATAGGAGCATTATTTAAAGTAGAATTTCTACCAACATTAATTATCATTAATGAAACCGGATATAAAAAATATGTAGGTACTAAAAAAATTAAAGATTTGACTAAATGAATATATTATTTAATGAATATCAAATCCAATCAGCTGTTACCAAAATAGCTGATATTATTAATAATAAAAAACATGATGAACCCCCAATTTTTATATGTTTATTGAATGGTGCATTTATGTTTTTTTCTGATTTAATAAAACAAATAGATAAATGTGAAATAGATTTTATGAGGGTAAAATCATACCCAAATGAGATATTAATAACAGCAAATAATACTAGTTATATAAAAGGGAAAGATGTTTATGTAATAGATGATATATGTGATTCGGGTAATACATTAGACTTTATTATTAAAAATTTAAAAAATCAAGGGGTTAAATCAATTACACCCATTACTCTTTTTAAAAGATATAATATTGAATATGAAAATCTAATATATGGTATTGAATTAAAGAATGAACATTATATAATAGGATATGGACTTGATGATTTAGATGGTCTTAATAGAAATAAAAAATATATTGTGGGGTTAGAAGATGACAATAATTAAAAACAATTTGGTTTTATAAAAATTATTAATTATATTATAAATTATGAAATATATAGAAAAAGCAAACGAAAACACACCTCGAACCTCAGAAGAAATTGAAAACATGATTAGTGAGGCTTCCGAACACTATGGTAGATTTTTAAAATCAATGGGTTTTGATTATACTGCTGATCCTCAAACCATTGATACACCTCGTCGTGTGGCTAAGGCCTGGCTTAAAGATCTAATTATAGGATCTATTACAGAAGAACCATCTATGACTGTTTTTCCAAATGAAGAAAATTATGATGGTATAGTTATCCAAACAGGGATTCCTGTAGTTTCAATGTGCGCCCATCATAATTTACCATTCACAGGATATGCATCAGTAGCATATGTTCCTAAAGATAAAGTAGTAGGTCTATCTAAATTGAATAGGGTAGTTGACTGGTTCTCAAGAAGACCACAAATGCAAGAATCACTAACTCAACAAATACACTCATTTTTATCTGAAAAACTAGAATGTGAATCTATAGCTGTAAGTATAGCTTCTAAACATATGTGTTGTGGATTAAGAGGCATAAAACACCCCACAAGTGTGATGTGTACTAATAAATTTAGTGGAGTATTTATGGAATCAGGAAATCTAATCCGTGAAGAATTCCTCCAAGCTATAAACAAAAATGGTCCTAAATTTTAATTAAATTATAAAATATGTTAAATAGTAATCAAATCATTTATGAAAATCTCCTCAAATTAGAAAATTCTAAAGGAAAACAAGCCCAAGTGGGGTATGATTTAAGTATTAAATCATTACAAAAAGTAAATTCATCTATTAAAATAGGTAAAATTTTAAAAGACAAAACAGAATTAGCAGAATATGTTCCTGTAATGTTAGGGAATTTAGATAATGTTGAAGGTTACCTTTTACACCCAGGAGTATATGATGTTACATTTCATGAGGGATGTAAAATTCCAGGTAATAGAACTGGATTTATTAAACAACGTTCCTCATTATATAGAAATGGAAGTATAATTAATAGCCCTGTTTTTGATCCTGGATTTGAAACAGATAATATGGGAACATTTATGTATGTATATGAAACAATCTTCATCGAAAAAGATTCCCGCATCGCTCAAATATATTTCCATGAATGTGAATTAGTTAAGAAAGACCAACTATATGATGGGCAATTTCAGGGAGATTCTCAAAGGAAGGATTTTCGCAATCCATCAGTTCAACATTAAACAATAAACTTTTTATTTTCTTATTATAAACAATTAGGACCTATTTTTATAGGTCCTTTTGTTTTTCCATAATCCAATCATATTTATTACTGATATGAAAACACCTGAATCAACTATTAAATTAAAAAATTATAGTGGTAAAAAAAATCCATTATTTGGTAATTCACCTTTTAATTTAGGGAAGGTAAGAACCCCAAATAATACTAATAATTTAATTGCTCCATCCGATTTAGGGAAAATAACAAAATCTTCTTCTAAAATTAATCTTGAAAAAATTCCTTCATCATTAGAAGCAAAATCAACCAATTCATCAAACGCATTATTAAGAAAAGTAGTTTCTACAACTATTAAAGGGAATGGAAGAATAGAAAAACAAATAGTACAAGTAGCCATAGATTACATGACCCCTAATACTTATGTAACACCAAATCCTCAATGGCCAGACACTACAGGATATGTAGCTGATTCAACATATATAGAAGTATAATAAAAAATAAAAAATAAAAAACAAAAATAAAACATTAAAATGGGAATAACATTAAGAAGTGTAAAAGGCACAGCCTTAACCTTTACTGAATTAGATGATAATTTTTTATATCTATCTCAGTCATATACTACTACTAGTTCATTTAATTCATTTAGTAGTTCATATAACTCAGGGAGTTTTACTGGTTCATTTACTGGTAATCTTTCAGGAACATCAAGTTGGGCTAGTAATGCTTCTACTGCTTCATACGTTTTAAACGCAGTTTCAAGTTCATTCGCAACAACAGCTTCATTTTCACAAACAGCATCCTACGTTTTAAATGCAATATCAAGTTCATTTTCTACAACTGCATCATTTTCACAAACAGCTTCATTTGTTAATAATGCTCAAACAGCATCCTACGTTTTAAATGCAGTTTCAAGCTCATTTTCTACAACTGCATCATTTTCACAAACGGCTTCATTTGTTAAAAATGCACAAACAGCTTCATATGTTTTAAATGCAATATCAAGTTCATTTGCAACAACAGCTTCATTTTCACAAACGGCTTCATTTGTTAAAAATGCACAAACAGCATCATATTTCCCTAAGGTTATAGTAGATAACTCAACCCAGAATACATTAATAGCATCTTCTCCCAATAATAATGGTCTTTATAATACATCTTTGGGTGATGGTACTCTATTTTCAAATTCATCTGGGAATAGTAATACAGCACTAGGTGGTGGTGTAATGTATAATAATATATCAGGAGATAATAATACAGCCATAGGAGCAGATGCATTATCTAATAATACCACTGGTACTGATAATATAGCTGCTGGGATACAATCATTATATTCAAACACTTTAGGAAGTTATAATATAGCTGCTGGGATACAATCATTATATTCAAACACTTTAGGTAATAATAATACATCTATAGGATATCAAGCAACTCAAGGAAATACAACAGGAAACTATAATGTAGCTATGGGGGATCAAGCATTATATTCTAATCAAACAGGTAGTTCAAATGTAGCTATAGGTACTAATGCTTTAAGAGCAAATGTACAAAACTTAAATGTAGCTATAGGTACTAATGCTTTATTCCAAAAAACTACAGGAAATGGAAACACAGCTATTGGTCATTACTCTCTATACCTGTTAAATACAGGTTCAAATAACGTAGCATTAGGATACCAAGCAGGATATAATGAGACTGGAAATAATAAATTACATATATCTAATACTAATGCATATTCATTAATATATGGTGAATTTAATAACAGATATCTCCAAGTTCAAGGAACATTAGCAGTTTCTTCCTCAATGTCTGTAACAGGTAGTTTAAATGTTCAATCAGGAATTACTAGTAGTTTATTTGGAACATCAAGTTGGGCTAGTAATGCTTCTACTGCTTCATATGTTTTAAATGCAGTTTCAAGTTCATTTGCAACTAGTGCATCATTTGCTCAAACAGCATCTTTTGTTGCATCTGCATCTTTATCTGCAACTTCATCATATTTAAATAAATTAAATCAAAATATAATTAATACTGGTTCTATATTCTCAGGAAATGGTTCAGGAACTGAAATTAGAGTTTGGGGTGAGGAAGGAAGTATAGAGATATGTAGGGATAGTTCTAAAGGTGGAAATGCATATATTGACTTTAAAAATAACATATCAGATGATTATGATGTTAGAATAGGCCAAGTAGGCAACACAGATGCATTCGGAGTAGCATGTGGATATCCCAATGAGTATAATTTTCAGATAACAAATACAAGTACTAATATAACTGGTAGTTTAAATGTAACTGGTAGTTTAAATATTAATAATATACTAACACTAACACGAAGAACCACCACCCCAACTCCTATAGAAGGAATGATAATAGCTTCAGGATCAGCAGGAGCTAGTGTTCTATACTACTACAATGGAACAACTTGGAATGCATTATTTTAATCAATAATATAAAAATTTTGGCTTAGGACCAATATAGTTACATAGTAACTAAAATTCCGAGTAAAGTGTCGCTACATTACTCGGAATTCCTTTTCCTATTATATTTGGTAATCTCAAACTTTATTAGTATATTATAATATATGTATCAATCAATATTTTATTCAAATCATGGTGAAGATAAAGGAACAGTTTATTTAAGAGATGATATAAAGGGATTTAGAGAATTCAAATATTATCCTACTGTATATAAATTAGATCCTGATGGTGAATATGAAACACTATTTGGTGATATGTGTAGTCCTGTTCGAGGAAGATTTGATTGGAATGATCCTACTATATTAGAAAAAGACATTCAAAAAGATATTGCATGTTTAAGAGACTTATATTATAAAGATGATTCTGCTCCTTCATATCACAATATAATTTATTTAGATATTGAGATAGAAATATTAGGTACTCTAACACCCCAATCAGTAAGAGAGGCAAAAGCAGAAGTAACTGCAATTGCCTTAATTGATGTTAATACTAAAACTAAATATTGTTATGTTTTAGATAAATCAAAAACTATAAAATCAATTAATCAGGATAATAAACAAATTGTACCTTGTGTTGATGAAAAAGAATTATTAAATAAATTTTTAGATAAATGGATTGAATTAGACCCAACCATAGTAGTTGGTTATAATAGTGATTTTTTTGATATACCTTACTTATATTTTAGAATAAAGAATATATTAGGAGAAAATACAGCTTTATTATTATCCCCTATTAAAAAAATAAATGATAATTTATATAATCCATATTCACCAATTCAAATTGGAGGAATAAATAGTTTAGATTATATGTTGTTAGTTAAAAAATATATAGCTAAAGAAGAACCATCATATAAATTAGGAGACATAGGACAAAAATATGTTGATTTAGGAAAGATAGAATATCAAGGATCTTTAGATAGATTATTTAAAGAAGATCCAAATAAATTTATTGAATATAACTTACGAGACGTTGAAATAATAGAAAAATTAGAAGAAAAACTCCAATTTATTAAACTAACCATATTAATATGTCATTTATGTCATGTTCCATATGAAAGTATTTATTATAATACTATATTAAATGAAGGTGCAATATTAACGTATCTAAAAAGGAAAAACATTGTATCACCTAATAAACCAACCACTACCAATAAATCAATTAAAGAATTATATGTTGGGGATGAAGTTATTCATCAAAGAGGAACACCAACAGTAGAAGGTACTATAGTTTATATAGATGAAGTAACAGGTAAAATACAAGTTAAAACTAAATCAGGTTCTATAAAAGATAGAAGTCCAAAAACAATAAGAAAGAAAGAAAGCTATGCTGGGGGATATTTATTACCCCCCATTCCTGGCTTATATGAATATGTAAGTGATTCTGACTTTACTAGTCTATACCCAAGTATAATAAAATCATTAAATTTAGGTATTGAAACATTAATAGGAAGAATAGTTACAAAATCTAATTATGAACAATATAATAGTTTAGAAAAACTAAAAGAAAGAAATCAAGAAGAAATTATTCAAATAGAAAAATTAGATACTAAAACATATATTTTAAAACAAGGTAAATGTAAAATAAAAAACCTAATTAAACTAATTGAAACAAACAAATGGTCAATATCAGCAAGCGGAGCATTTTATAGAAACGATAAAAAAAGCATTACTTGTTTAGTCCTAGAAGATTGGTTTATACAAAGAGAACATTATAGAGACTTAAAAAAGAAAGCAGGTAAATCTAAAGATTGGGATAAATACTCATTATATGATTTGTATCAAATGGCCTTCAAAATATTACAGAACGCATTATACGGTACATATGCTATAAATGGTTGGAGATATACTGATGGTCATAAAATATGTTCTTCATCTATCACTAATTCAGGTCAAAGATTAGTAAAAGAGAGTATTATCTATATAAATGAGGATTTAGAAAAAACTATTAATAGTGGTAGAAAAGAATTCGTAATAAGTTCAGATACTGATTCTGCTTATATTGAGTTAAAAGATTTATTAAATATAAAATATCCTGATGTTATCAATGAAGAAGAAAAGATAGAAAAATTAATAGAATTATCACAAGAACTCCAAGTAAAAACAAATAAGAACTTATTTAAAATAAGTAAAGATTTATTTAATATTACTAATAAACATTATTTTGAACTCAAACAGGAAGTAATAGTTAAAAGAGCATACTGGTCAGGTAAAAGGAGATATGCAATGTGGGTAGTAAATAAAGAAGGAGTACCAATTCCCCCAGACCATAAAGATGCACTAGATATGAAAGGATTAGATATCATGAAATCAAACTTCCCACCCTATTTCAGAAAATTTGGGGAGGAATTAATTAAGAAAATATTATTTGATACTCCTAAATTAGAAGTAGATAAATATATATTAGATTTTAAAAAATCACTAAATGATATAAGCTGGAAATATCTACTTAAACCAACAGGTCTTAAGAAGATAAAAGAGTACATATCATCACCACCCCAACCAGGAAATATATTCTCTAAATTAGCATTAAAATGCCCAATTAACACCAAAGCAGCAATATATTCATCCGATTTTATTAAGTTTAAAGGATTAGATAAACAATTTCCTCTTCCCCAAATAGGAGATAAAATATATATAGTATATCTAAAAAAGAACCCATATAATATAGATGTCATAGCTCTAAATGGATATAATGATCCACCAGAATTATTAGAAATATCCGAAAAATATATTGATAGAGATAAAATATTTGATAGTGTTCTTAAGAATAAATTAGAAGGTATATATGAAGATTTAAATTGGGGGATTTTAGTATTGAATAATAACATTAACAAATTTTTTAATTTCTGATAAAACTAACTTATAAATAACGAATATTAATTTAAGCTTGGATATATAAATAAAAACCCATACATTTTAAATATAATAATGAAAATACCAAAAAACATACTACAATCAATTATTTCAAAATATTATTTAGGCGGACTTATAGAGTCTGTAAAATGGTCAATAAATCAAGATAAACAATTGATTATCAATTTTATTTCACCTAGTGGGGAGATGATTGGTAATGTAACATGTAATGATTTTGATATAGAATCTACAGATATTGGGATTAGTAATACTTCCCAATTAATAAAATTACTACAAGTAACAAATGAAGAATTAGAATTAAATTTTGTTAAACAAAATAAAATTTATACTAAATTAAATATATCTGATAAGCAATTTAATGTTAGTTATACATTAGCAGATTTAATGATAATACCAAAACCAGCTACTATTGGTGATGTTGATTTTATTATTGAATTTCCATTAATAGTAAATGATATCAATGCTTTAATAAAAGCTAAAAACGCATTACCTGATAGTGAAACAGTAGTTATATCTCATGACATTTTGAATGGAAATAAAATTAAATTAGAATTTGGAGGAGATATTGAGTACGCTAATAAGATATTATATAATATTGATATGTCTGATGATAATTTAAATATGGATTTTGATATTAATTCATTATATAATTCAAATATAATAAAAGAAATATTATCTAATAATAAAGACACAGATTATGCTACTATGGCTTTAAATCCTGAAGGTATAATGAGATTATCATTTCATAAAGAAAACATAACATCAATTTATTTTCTTGTGGCTAAGGAAAAATAATTATGTATATTTATAAATAAAGTTTTAATAAATAAAAGTATATGACAAAAAGTAAATTAGAAGCATTATATAATGCTATCATTGTTAAACCTAAAGAAATAGAAGAAACACTTTATGGTAACATTATTATTCCAGATTTAGGAAATGAAAAAAACAAAATTGGAGAGGTTATAGCTGTAGGATCAGGATATTATTCAGCTACAGGTATTTTAATTCCTACCATAATTAAAGAAGGTGATTTAGTTATTCTTCCTACAATGGGTTTTTCAAAACTAGAATTTGAAGGAGAAGAATACTATATAGGACCAGAAAATCAATGTCTTGGTCGAATAATTCTTAATGATAAATAATTAAAAACAAAAAAATGGGAAAACAAGTTATTGAATTCGGTGCAGATGCACGTAAAAAATTAATGGATGGTATTGATAAACTAGCAAATGCAGTTACAACAACCTTAGGACCAAATGGTAGAAATGTTCTTTATTATAATGGAGAAACAGTTTTATCAACTAAAGATGGTGTTACAGTAGCTAAAACAATTTCATCATTAGAGGATCCAATTGAAGAATTTGGAGTTAAACTTATCAAACAAGCAGCTATTAAAACAGCAGATAATGCAGGTGATGGTACAACTACATCAACATTATTAGCTAGGGAAATTATTAAAAATGGTTTATCATATTTAAATAATGGAGCAAATGCTGTTGAAATTAAAAGAGAAATTGATATTGCTGTTAAAGAAGTAATCGACGTTCTTAATAATGATCTTAAAAAAGATATATCATCAGAGGAACAATTAAAACAAATAGCTACAATATCCGCAAACAATGATATTGAAGTAGGGAATTTAGTAGCTACGGCTATGGAAAAAGTAGGAAGGGAAGGTGTTGTATATGTTGAGGAATCAAAATCAGGAGAAACATATCTTGAAACAGTAGAAGGAATGCAATTTGACAGAGGTTATAAATCTCATTTCTTTGTTACTGATAATAATAGTATGACTTGTACATTAAATGAACCCCTCATTTTAATTGCAGACAAGAAATTTACTCAAGTAAAAGAATTATTACCTATTTTAGAATCTGTTTCTAGCCAAGGAAAATCATTACTTATTATTGCTGAGGATATAGAAGGTGAAGCGTTAGCTGCTCTAATAGTAAATAAAGTTAGAGGAATTATAAAAGTAGCCGCAGTTAAAGCCCCCGATTTTGGTGATAGAAGAAAATTAATTCTAGAAGATATAGCTACATTAACTGGAGGTGAAGTATTCAGTTCTGATAAAGGAATGAAGTTAGATAAATTTAGTTGGGATTGGTTTGGTAAAGCTCGTGTAGTAACAATTAATAAAGATCAAACAACAATTATTGATGGGTTAGGAAATGAAGAAAAAATAAAACAACGTATTGAAGAACTTCAATCTCAAATAGATAAATCTAACTCACCATATGAAAAAGAAAAATTACAAGAACGTTTAGCTAAATTTGTTGGTGGAGTAGCTATTGTTCATGTTGGTGGATTTACTGAAGCTGAAATGAAAGAAAAGAAAGATAGAGTAGATGATGCTTTACAAGCTACTAAAGCTGCATTAGAAGAAGGGATTGTTCCTGGAGGTGGGATAGCTTTATTACATGCTAGAAATTGTATTGATAATACTACTATTGGTGGATCTATTATATATAAAGCATGTTTATCCCCATTTACTAAAATACTTTCAAATGCCGGTTTTGAATCTGAAGAAATTTATGGTATAATTAATACATTAAAAGATTCTAAATTTTGGGATGGATTTAATTTAAAAAATAGCGAATATGTTAATATGGAAGAAGCAGGTATTATAGATCCATCAAAAGTTACTCGTTGTGCATTAGAAAATGCCGCATCAGTTGCTACTGTTGTTTTATTAACTGAAGCTGTTGTAATAGAAAAAGAAAATCCAAAAGCAGAAAATAACCAGTTTATGGGTATGGATAACATGTATTAATATGAATATTATAGAAACATTAATAGCTACTAGAATAAAGGGTGATACTTGGAAATTATTAGAAGATGATTCAATTCACCCAAATCTAACAGAAACACTGGAAGCATATTTCCAATTAATACAAAAACCAGTCGAATTTAAATTAACTCCCTTTAAGGGAGAATTATATGTTATATCAACAGAAAATGAAGAAATTATACCTCCTAAAAAGTATAATATATATGGAGATTTTTAAATAAAACAAAAATAAGTTATGAAAAGAGAACACACAATTTGGAATGAATTATACAGACCAAATTCAGTAGAAAGTTATATATGTAATGATGATTTAAAATCACAATTAGAATCTTATATATCTAATCAAGATATCCCACATTTGATGTTAGTAGGAAAACCAGGCTCTGGGAAAACTACATTAGGTAAACTTTTAGTAAAAAATATAGATTGTGATTGTTTATATATAAATGCTGCTGATGAGAGAAGTATAGATGTAATGAGAGATAAAGTTGGAGCGTTTGCCTCATCAAATACATTCAAATCTCTTAAAATTGTTATATTAGATGAAGCATCAAATTTATTACAAGCATCCCAAGTACTTCTTCTTAATATGATTGAAACATATAGTTTAAAAACTAGATTTATTTTAACAGGAAATTATATAGAAAGATTTATTGATCCTTTAAGAAGTAGATGTACTGAATTAGATTTATCTCCACCACCTAAAAAAATTATAGCTAAACATCTAGCAAATATATTAGATAAGGAATCTATAAAATATGAATTGGAAGATATTGTTAAAGTAATTAATAAATTTTATCCTGATTTTAGGAAAATAATTAATTATTCACAAAAATTTAGTCTAAACGGTACTCTAGAATTAGATAATAAAGCTGAGTTAAGTGAAGATTATAATAAAGATATACTAAAAGAATTATCTAAACCTAAACCAAACTTCACAACTATCAGACAAATAATTAGTGACTCAGGATATTCAGAATTTGATGATTTATATAGATTTTTATATGATAATTCATCTACATTTATCCCAGGAAAAGAGGGACAATTATCATATATAATTAATGAACATATATATCAATCTAATTTTAGACTTGATAAGGAAATTAATATAGCTTCTTGTATAGCAAAAATCATTGAATTAAAACTAAATTAATAAAAATTATAACAACATAAAATGCAACAACCACAAATCGATTTAGCATCAACCACCCCTCTATTATCTCCTAATGGTAATAGAGTATTTGCCCAAGGATTTATTTTACAAAAATTATCTAAATTTATAGCAGGAACCCCAGAAGACGCTATCATACCAGTACCAGTCTTCTATGATATTGAAACCAATAAGGTATTAATTGAAATGTTACCTAAAGAATTTAGACAAGAATTCCAAGATAAATACGATGAACAAGACCCAAGTAAATAAATCTAAAGATATATTTTCATGGTTAAAAGAAATAACATATATTAAATCACCATGGAAATCCTTTAATGAATATGATAAAAAAACATTTGAGGTTTATATGATTCATAGATTAATATCAATGTATGAACCATATTTAACTATAGCTAATACTGCTCAATTATTCCCATACTCAGATAAAGAAAAAATATATAATTTTTATTGTGAAATGTTACCTAAAAAATATATATTTGCTCCATATATTAAAGGTAAAAAAGAAAAAAAATACACAGAAGAAGTATTAAAAGAAATATCTCAATTATATCAATGTTCAATAAGAGAAGCTAAAGAATATATAGAATTAATAAAATGAAAAATATAGACAAATTAAAAGAAGAATTCCCAACAATATCTGGGGGTTATAAAAATATTATAGGTGAACAATATGAATTATTTGCATCTAAACATCTCTCGTATGGTATGGATAATATTAGTATGGGAACCCAACTAAAAACCCCAGAAGAAAAAAAATTAGCACTAACAGCTGTTTGGATAAGGATGAATGATAAAATGAATAGATTGAAAAATCTGGTTCTCTTAAATAAGGAAAACACAATCCAAGATGAATCAATTGAAGATACTTTTAAGGATTTATCCAATTATGCCATTATAGCTCAATTAGTTATTAAAGACCAATGGGTTAAAGAATAATGTCTAAAAAAATCCCCCAAATAGTAAAAAATATACAAAATACTATATTCAATGAAATTGATTATAGATATCAAAAAAATATATCATATAGTCAATTAGCTATGTTTACTAATTGTCCCCATAAATGGTCACTACAATATAGAGATGGAAATTATATATATGAACAAACAATCCATACAATATTCGGGACAGCTATGCATAACACTATCCAAAATTATTTAACTCAAGCTTATAATATAAGTGGTGCTGAAGCTAATAGGATTGATTTAAATGAATATTTTGAATCAGAACTTAGTAAAATATATAAGGAAAGTTATGCTAGTAATAACAAAACCCATTTTACTAATCCTGCTGAATTAAGAGAATTTTATGATGATGGTGTTGAGATATTAGATTTTCTTAAAAAAAGAAAAAATGAATATTTTAATAAAAACGGGTGGTATTTAGTAGGATGTGAAATCCCAATCCAATTAGTACCAAATTCAGAATATAAAAATACAATATATAAAGGATTTTTAGATATGGTATTATATCATGAACCTACTAATAAATTTAAAATATATGACTTTAAAACGAGTAGATCGGGTTGGAATGATTTAACTAAAAAGGATGAATTAAAACAATTCCAATTAATATTATATAAACATTTCTTCAGTGTTTTACATAAAATACCCATTGATAATATAGATGTTGAATTTATTATTTTAAAAAGAAAATTATGGGAAAAAAGTGAATTCGTACAAAAACGAATACAAACATTTTCTCCCCCAAGTGGAAAAATTAAATCCAAAAAAGCACTACAATTATTAGATAATTTTATAACATCTTGTTTTAATATTGATGGTTCATATAAAACAGATATTTTTAACCCAACACCTGATAAAACCAACTGTTCATATTGTCCATGGAAATCTAAAAAAGATTTTTGCTCTGAAGGTATATCTTAAATATATATCAATATATTTATATATGTATATATTAATATAAATAAAATGGTAGCAACAAATAAAGACAGAATAACAACATCTGTTAGAATAGATCCTTTGTTATTTGAGGAATTTAAAATAACATCTATTAAATATAAATTCTCTTTTCAAAAATTATCTGATAGAGTATTACATTTATATAACACAGATCCTGAATTTCGTAAACTTATCCACAACACAAAAATTTAAATAAAAAAATGTATAAAGAAGGTTATATACCAAAAGAACAACGAAAACGTATTCTCTTAATCACAGATGATATAAGAGTTCATTCTGGGGTAGGTTCAATAGGAAGAGAAATAGTTCTCCATACATCCCATAGATATAATTGGGTTTGTATAGGAGGAGCAATCCAACATCCAGATATAGGTAAACGATTTGATTTATCTGATGAAACTAATAAAATGGTAGGGATTGATGATTCTAATATTATTTTATACCCAACAAATGGTTATGGGGATCCTGATTTGATTAGATATATGATTAAGAATGAAAAAATTGATGCTATATTTTTAATTACGGACCCAAGATATTTTACTTGGTTATTCCAAATGGAAAATGAAATTAGAAAGAAAGTACCAATAACTTATCTTAATATTTGGGACTCAGTACCAGCCCCAATGTATAATAAAGAATTTTATGAATCATGTGATTCTTTATTAGGTATATCTAAACAAACAGTTAATATTAATAAAATAGTTTTAGGAGATAAATCCCAACAAAAAATAATAAGTTATGTTCCTCATGGTTTAAATCATAATTTTTTCTTCCCAATAGATGAAAATCATAAAGATTGGGATAAATTTAAAGAATTTAAGAAAACATTATTTGGAGAAAAAGAATACAAATACACAGCTATATTTAATTCTCGTAATATTAGAAGAAAACAAGTATCAGATGTTATATTAGCTTGGAGAATGTTTTGTGATAAAATTGGGGAAGAACAAGCCAAAGATTGTGCTTTAATACTTCATACACAACCCCAAGATGAAAATGGTACAGATTTACAAGCATTAATAGAATACTTATGTCCCGATTATTGTAATGTACTTATATCACATAATAAATTAGCTACTGAACATATGAATTATTTATATAATTGTGCTGATATAGGAATATTATTATCATCAAATGAGGGTTGGGGATTAATGTTAACTGAATGTTTATTAACAGGAACACCATTCATAGCTAATGTTACTGGAGGGATGCAAGATCAAATGAGATTTGAAGATGAAGATGAAGAATGGATTGATTTTAATGAAGATTTTCCATCAAACCATAAAGGTACCTATACAAAGTGTGGTGATTGGGCATTTCCAGTATTTCCTAAAGTAAATACTTTAGTAGGTTCTATTCCAACTCCATATATATTTGATGATATTTGCAATACTGGTGATGTGGTAGATAGATTAATACAAACATATTATATAGGTAAAGAAAAATTATCTAATAAAGGTTTAAAAGGAAGAAAATGGGCAACATCATCAGAAGCTGGATTTACAATGGAATATCAAGCTGATAGAATTATTGAAAATATGGATAAATTATTTGAAACATGGACTCCTAGGGAGAAATATGAATTATTAGCAGATACAGATTATCAACCTAGGGTTTTAAAACATAAACTTACTTATTAATAAAAATATGAATACAAATAAAAATACATGCGTAATATCATGTCCTATAGATTGTTATAGTGGTTATAGTTCTCGTAGTCGTGATCTAGTTAAATCAATAATTGAATCTAAAAATGAAGAATGGGATATAAAAATTTTACCTCAACGTTGGGGAAATTGTTCTTGGGGATTTATTGAAGATAATATTGAACAATGGGGTTTTTTAAAAAATTATCTACTACCTCAAGGTCCATTAACACAACAACCTGATATTTGGATGCAAATTACTGTTCCAAACGAATTCCAACCTATAGGAAAATACAATATAGGTATTACAGCAGGAATTGAAACAACATTGGCTCATGGGTCTTGGATTGATGGATGTAATAGAATGAATTTAGTATTAGTATCATCTAAACATTCAAAAGATGTTTTATTAAATTCAAAATATAATAAAGTAAACCCTCAAACAAATCAATCAGAAGGTATTCTAGAATTAAAAACTCCAATAGAAGTATTGTTTGAAGGTACTGATGTTAATATATATAAACCAATTACTTCAACCAATAAAAATATTAACTTAAAAGATATTCCTGAGAGTTTTTGTTTTCTATATACTGGGGCTTGGTTACAAGGTGATATAGGTCAAGATAGAAAGAATACTGGGTTGTTAATTAAAGCTTTTTATGAAACATTTAAAAACCATCCATCACCTCCGGCTTTAATTTTAAAAACAAATGGCGCTAATTCATCATATATGGATAGAAGAGAAATCCTTAGAAGAATTAATATTATTAAAAGTAGTGTTATAGCTAAAACTTTACCTAAAATTTATTTACTCCATGGGGATTTTACAGATGAAGAAATAAACGAATTATATAACAATAATAAGGTTAAAGCCATGATTAATTTAACTAAAGGAGAAGGATTTGGTAGACCATTACTTGAATTTAGTATGGTGGGTAAACCAATAGCTACTAGTAATTGGTCAGGACATTTGGATTTTTTAAGTTCTGAAAATACATTTTTAATCGATGGTAAATTAGAAAATGTCCATCCATCAGCATTAATGGAAAATATTATTATACCTGAATCACAATGGTTTTCTCCTGATACTATCCAAGCAAGTACGGCAATGCAAGATATATTTTTAAATTATAAAAAATGGGAAAAATTAGCTATAAAACAAAGACAATATAATTCCGAGAACTATTGTTGGGAGAAAATGAAAGCGTTAGTAAACGTTTATTTTAGCAAATATATACCTGAATTGCCTAAAAAAGTTCAATTGGTTCTTCCAAAATTGAAAAAAATAGAATTACCATCTTTAAAAACTAAAGAAATCTCTTTGGAAGAGCAAAAATAATATAATATATTAATAATATGAATGATAATTTAATTAAATGTGATAAATGTGGTGATACTTGGTGTTATGAAACCATTATCCCTTCAATAAACCCCGATGTTCCTAACATTAAATCATATCATTGTTTTTCATGTGGTTTTATAACTAATACTTTAATGGAAAAAGGTGAAGAATTTTTTGATAAACAAATGGAAGTCCTCCCAGAACTATATAAAGATATAGCTTTTATTGATGCTAATAATAAAACATGGATTCCATCAACTACAAATATATCTAATCAAGGTATGGTATTTATAGATGGTAAAGATAATGAAGATTGGGGATGGGCTGGGGTAAAAGCAATACCTGTTAAAGAAGAAGAAAAACATAAATATCCAATGCCTGGTAAGAAAGGAGAGTTCTATTCTTATAGAATGGATATGAGTACATTAAAGAATTTTGGTCAGGAAGGTTATATTGAAGCTTTATGTTATGTTGGAATTATAACTGAAGAATTTATCAAATCCTTTATTCCAAAACAAGAACCTAATTATAATATTAATTAAATCTATATTCATTTATATAAAATATGAGAACATTAAAAATTTCATATGGGATAACAGTTTGTAATGAATTAGAAGAAATAAAACGTTTAATTCCATTTCTTCATGAGCATATTCGTCCTGAAGATGAAATTTGTGTTTTATTAGATAAACCAAAAGCATCTCAATCATTATTAGATATACTTTATTGGTGGTCATCAAATGATTGGATTAAATTAAAAGAAAGTATATTTCAAGGGCATTTTGCTGAATGGAAAAATGAATTAGGAGATATGTGTTCTGGAAATATAATTTTTCAACTTGATGCAGATGAAATTCCTCATATCAATTTAATTGAAAACTTACCTTTTATTTTAGGAAATAATGAATCAGATATTATATTAGTACCTAGAGTAAATATTGTATATGGGATTACTGAACAACATCTTAAAGCATGGGGTTGGAAACAAAATGAGAAATTATGGCAACAATGGCCTGATTTTCAGTGGCGTATTTATAAAAACACTCCTAACATTAAATGGAAAAATAAAGTTCATGAAGTTTTAGATGGATTCAAAACTTATTCTAATTTACCTGAAATGGAGGAATATGCTTTATATCACCCAAAAACAATAGAAAAACAAGAAAAACAAAACAGTTATTATAATACATTATGAAATTATTTATAAATCACCTTAATAAAGAAAATATAGAAAGTAATCTAGAAAAATGCAAACATATTGATTTTTCACTTTTTATTGATGACGTTCCTAAATCTCAAGATGATTTATCCTCAATTAATATTTTAGTTCTTCAAGAACCAAATGAATATTTTGGTTTACATGATTATGCAATTCAAAATAAACATCTGTTTTCATTTATTTTAACTTGGGATGATAAAATGCTAAATAATTGTGAAAATGCTTTATTTTTACCATTTGGGCATACTTGGTTTAAACCAGACCAATATGAAAAAAATCATACTAAAAAATTCCAAATTTCCCATCTATGTGGAAAATTATTAAAAACATATGGTCAGTCTATTCGTCATGAGGTTTTAGCTAGAAAAAACGAAATCAAAACACCTACTAAATTCTTTGACGTTTATGGAGATAGATATAATATTGAAGATGCTAGAAAAGGAAAAGAAGAAGTATTTGGTGATTCAATGTTTGGAGTAGCTATTGAAAATACTTCACATAATGGTTATTTTACTGAGAAAATTTTAGATTGTTTTTTACTTAAAACTATTCCTATATATTGGGGATGTACAGACATAGGTAAATTCTTTAATAAAGAAGGTATAATAACATTTGGAAATGTAGATGAATTTATTTATATTTCAAATAATTTAACAAAAGATTTTTATAATTCGAAAAAAGATATAATAGAAGAAAATTATCAAAAAGCACTTTATTATGTTGATTATGAACAAAATATAATAAATAAAATAACTGAGGTGTTTGAATTAAATAATTTAATACAAAAATAAATTATGAAAGAAATTTTAGACTTAGTTGATAAGTATATAAAAGAAAAACATTCCCAGAAAAAATGGGAAGCTGGAAAAGATTGGGTCCAATATGCTGGACCTTATTTTTCTTCAGATGAATATGTAGCAGCGGTCAAAACATTATTAGGAGAATGGTTAGTATTAGGAGCTGAAGCAATTAAGTTTGAAACTAAATTTCCTAAATACTTTGATAAGAAATTTGGTTTACTAACTAATAGTGGCTCATCAGCTAATCTACTTATGATGTTAGTAATGACTTCTAAACGTGGTTACAATTTACCTAAAGGAACTAAAGTAATAACACCTATAGCTGGGTTTCCAACAACAATTAATCCTATTATACAATTAGGATTTACTCCTATATTTGTTGATATTGAATTAGAAACACTTAATCTAGACCTAGATCAAGTAGAACAAGCATGTATTGACAACCCAGACACTAAAATTATTACATTCGCACACGTATTAGGAAATCCTCCTGATATGAAACGTTTAATGGAGATAGTAGAAAAATATAAATTAATTCTATTAGAAGATTGTTGTGATGCTTTAGGATCAACTTATGAAGGTAAAAAATTAGGTTCATTTGGTGAAATGGCTTCATGCTCATTTTACCCAGCACATCACATGACAATGGGTGAGGGTGGATTTGTAGCATGTAAAGATGAAAAAACAGAACGAATTATTCGTAGTTTTAGAGAATGGGGTAGAGGATGTTATTGTGTTGGTAAACAAAACTTATTAGAAAAAGGAACATGCGATTGTAGATTTAGTAACTGGTTACCATCACTCCCAGATTATGTTTTTGATCATAAGTACACTTATGAAGAGATTGGTTATAATTTAAAACCAATTGAATTACAAGCATCTATTGGTTTAGTACAAATAGAAAAACTAAAAGATATAGGTGAAAAAAGAAGAGAAAACTATACTAATTTATTTAAAGTATTTTCTAAATATGAAAAATATTTTCACTTACATAGAGCACAACCAGGATCAGACCCAGATTGGTTTGCATTCCCCGTAACAGTTAGAGATGATGCTCCATTCAAACGATCAGATATTTGTCAGTTCTTTGAAGCAAATAAAATCCAAACAAGACCATATTTTGCAGGAAATATTATGTTACAACCTGCTTACGCTGGATTAATGGATCCTAAAGAAGTTATAGAAAAATATCCTGTAGCTAGAAAAGTAACAACTGATACATTCTTTTTAGGAACAAGTCCAGTTATTAATAAAGAAAAAATAGATTACATTGAAACAATTTTAGATAAGTTTATAAATGAATACAAATAATGTTAACTTTTTAATAGGTGGTAAATTAGGTGATTTTTTACTTGCATTATATGGTGTTAGAGGTTATTGTGAATCTAATAATAAAAAAGCAACTATATATATGATTGATATAGGGTGGGATTTTGGGATAAATAATACATATGAAGCTTTAAAAAATATTATTTTAAATCAAGTATATGTAAATGATTTTAAAATATTAAATAAAGAAGATTATTATTTAGATCCTATTCAAACCCCTTCTAAAAATAGTCCTATAATAATTTATAATAAAAATTTACTAAAAGAAGGATATATTTCAAATGATTATTTAAATTCACCTTATCTTTATAAAAAATGTTGGCCCATAATATTCAGTCATTTATATAATTTTAATATAAAAAAACCAACAATATGGATTAAATATGACCAAATAGATAATAAATTTAAGAATAAAATAATCATACATCGAAAATACGCCCCAGAAAGATTTAATAATCAATTTCCATATGAATTAATTATAGAAAAATATAAAGACAACATTATATTTGTATCTACAACAATAAACGATTATGAAAAATTTCCATATAAAAATAATATTGAATTTCATCAAATAAAAAATATTGAAGAATGGTTCACAATAATAAATTCTTGTTCAATATTTGTAGGTAACTTAACTGCGCCTATAGTGATAGCAGATTCTATGAATAAACTACGTATAGTAGAATTACCCCATAATGAAGATGCATATCACTGGATAGGAGCAGAACAATACTCAGACACAATTAAGTGGTTTTTAACAGATCAATATCACAATTTAAACTAATAATAAAATGTTACACAATTACTCTATTAATCAAGATGGTATTATAAAACAAGATAAAATAATACATCAAATCCAACCTTACAATGTAGATTATGTTAATACAAGATACAATACATATGGTGAAAAAGGTTTACAAATGGCTTTCTACAGGTTAGGTTTTATTTTAGGACATATAAAATTTATCCCTAATTCTATACTTGATATAGGATATGGTAATGGTGATTTTTTAAAAGTAGCAAAATCTATAGTACCAAATTGTTATGGTAATGATATTACTGATTATCCTCTTCCTGATGGAGTTGATTTTATCAACGATATAATGACACAACATTATGATGTTATAACATTTTTTGATGTATTAGAGCATTTTGAAAACATAGAATTTATATCAAATCTTAAATGTAATTATATTGTTATAAGTTTACCATGGTGTTATAATTTTAATGATGAATGGTTTGAAAATTGGAAACATAGAAGACCTGATGAACATTTATGGCATTTTAATGATAAATCACTAATAGCATTTTTTGATCGTATGGGTTATAATTTAATATCTATAACTAATTTTGAAGATGCTATTCGTAAAGATAATAATGCTTTGAAATATAATTATAATAATATATTAACTGGTGTATTTAATAAAAGAAACTAATTTTATATAATATGACAAAAGTAGTATATATAACAGGTTGTTTAGGATTTATAGGATCTTATGTAACAAAAATGTGTCTTGAAAAAGGTTGGTATGTTAAGGGTATTGATAAAATAACATATGCCGCTAATAAAGATTTATTAAATGAGTTTAAACAATTTCCTAACTTTTCATTTGTATATTGTGATATAAATGATTTAAAATTTTTATATGATTGTGATTATATTATTAATACAGCAGCTGAAACTCATGTTGGTAATAGTATAGCAAGTAGTACTGAGTTTGTTAAATCAAATATAGATGGTGTTCATAATATTTTAGAATTAATTAAAAATCATAGAGGTGAAAATGTTAAAAAACCTACTCTTATTCATTTTAGTACAGATGAAGTATATGGAGATATTGAAGAAGGAGCCCATACTGAAAATGATTTATTAAAACCATCAAATCCATATTCAGCAACTAAAGCAGCAGCGGATATGTTAGTAATGGCTTGGGGTAGAACACATAAAGTACCTTATGTTATTGTTAGACCGACTAATAATTATGGAGCAGGACAATATGTAGAAAAACTTATTCCTAAAGCATGTAAATATATTAAATTAGAAAGAAAAATACCATTACATAATAATGGAACACCAATCCGAAATTGGTTACATGCTCAAGATACAGCTGATGCAGTTATCACTATAATTGAAGCTGGGGTTGAAAATGAAATATATAATATATGCGGAGGATTTGAACAATCTAACATCACTACAGTAGAAAAAATACTTAAAGAATATTTTGGAGATATAGATCCTTATAATTATATTGATACGTCCTATAGTAGAAAAGGACAAGATGTTAGGTATGCTTTGGATGATTCTAAATTAAGAATGTTAGGTTGGGAACCTAAAAAACAATTTGATCAAGAACTAAAATATATAGTAGAATATTATAAAAATAAATTTATATGGTAAAGATTAGTGATGTAATAGCAGATTTTTTAGTAAAACAAGGAATCGAGGTTGTTTTTGGGATTATAGGATCAGCCAATTCATATATTTACAATTCTATTGATAAACAAACTAATATTAAACTTATACCTACTCATCATGAGCAGGCAGCTGTGATGGCTATGGGAGCTTATTATAGAGCCACAGGTAAAATGGCGGCTGCTTTAGTTACAGCAGGAGGAGGTTCATCAAACGCTTTCACAGGGATATTATCAAATTGGGCAGATTCTATTCCTGGTATTATAATAGCAGGTCAAGAACAAACTTATTATATTGATGAATATAAAGATATGAGAATGTATGGTATTCAGGGTTATGATTCAGTAGAAACTTATAAAAATTGCACTAAATTGTCTGTTCGTATAACTAAAGAAAATATAAAGGAAATGTTATCTTTAACATATACTGTTACAAATAGTAAAAGACCAGGTCCAGTGTATTTAGAAGTTCCATTTGATATTCAAAGCCAAATGGTTGAAAATACAGACTATCCTACATTTAATTACTATGATACTGAGCCAATTGAAGAAGCAGAATATATCGCTTATAAATTATGTAAAGCTAAACGCCCATTAATTTTAGGAGGACATGGAGTAAAATTATCACATGCTGAATCTTTATTTGAAAAATTTATTACTGAACATAATATACCTACAGTATTAAGTTGGTCAGCGGTTGATTTATTAGCAACAGATAATATAAATAATTTTGGTAGACCTGGTGTTCAAGGTCAAAGAGCAGCTAATTTCATTATACAAAATTGTGACTTATTAATTGTATTAGGTAGTAGATTATCTCTTTTACAAACAGGTTATTCAAGAAATGATTTTGCTCCTAACGCGGAAATTATTCATGTTGATATTGATCCAACTGAAACTAAGAAATTTAATGGAAAAAATTATAACATAGATGTTAATTTATTGCTAAAAGCTCTTAATAAACTTGAATCTAATATTAAATTAGATATTCAATCTTGGAGAGATTATTGTAATAAAATGAAAACAAATTATCCATTAGTAATACCTGAACATTTAGCTGATCCAACTAACTCATATACTTTTATAGATAAACTTTCTAAAGCATTACCTGATAACTATACTATTGTAACAGATATGGGAACTGCTTTATTAAGTGGATTTTATGGATTTAATATTAAACCAAACCAAAAAATGTTTACATCATTAGGTCTAGGAGAAATGGGTTATGGATTAGCAGCGGCTGTAGGAGCAGGATTTGGAGATAAACCAGTAATATGTTTAAATTGTGATGGAGGAATGATGATGAATTTACAAGAACTGCAAACAATCAAAACACATAATCTACCAGTTAAAATTGTCATTTTTAATAATGATGGTTATCTTATGATTAAACATACACAGAAAATGCTATTTCAAGGTCATAAAACATGTGTTGATAAGAGTACAGGTGTTGAACTTCCAAACTATAAAAAAGTAGCAAAAGCTTTTAATTATAATTATTATACTGAAGATCAAATGGATAATTTTTTAAATGATCCATCTCAAGCTATAATGGAAGTATTTATGGATCCTAATCAAGAATTTATACCAAAAGTAAAAGGTATGAAACAACAAGATAATACTATTAAAGCAGGATTATTAGAAGAAATGTCTCCTCTTCTTCCAATTGAAAAAATAGAAGAAGCAATGATATCAGGAATTAATGAACGAAGTAAACAAGCAATAAGATGAAAATAAAAGCAGCAATATTAGGTACAGGTAATATAGGTACAGATTTATTACTTAAAGCCTTAAAAACAGACTTTATTGAAATAGTAGCTTTTGTAGGACGAAGATTAGATTCAGATGGGATGATAATAGCTATAAATAAAGGAATTAATACATCAGATCAAGGAATAAATTATTTTATTAATAATCCAAAATGTTGTGATGTAGTTTATGATTGTACAAGTGCTTTAGATGCATGTGAACATGCTAAAATATTTAAAGAACAAGGAATAAAAGTAATTGACTTAACACCAGCTAAAGTAGGTGATATGTGTGTTCCTGATATAAACTCAGAAATTATATTAACTGATATGAATGTTAATATGATTACTTGTGGAGGACAAGCATCAATGCCTATGTTACATCTTTTATCAAAATATTGTAAAGGATTAGAATATATTGAGATTGTATCTCAAATAGCCTCTAAAAGCGCTGGAATGGCTACTCGAATCAATGTTGATAATTATATTAATACAACAAAAAAAGCTATTACTAAATTTACAGGATGTAATAATACAAAAGTTATTCTTAATCTTAATCCAGCTGAACCTTGTGTTGATATGCAGACTACAATTTTTATTAAAACAAAACATATTGAATTTAAAAATTTAACTGAAAAATTATTGGATAAAATTGAGGAATTAAAAACATATATTCCTTATTATGAATTAGTACTTCCACCAACAATGAATGAAAATGGTATTGTAGTATTAAGTATAAGAGTAAAAGGTACAGGAGATTATTTACCTGAATATGCTGGTAATTTGGATATTATAAATTGTGCAGCTATAAAAGTAACAGAAAAATTAAAAGAAACTCTATGAAAAAAATTATTATAACTGATTCAAGTCTTAGAGATGGAAATCATAGTGTTAAACATACTATAAGTTTAGATAGTATTGAAAAATATTGTCAATTTGCTGATAAAGCAGGAATACCAATTGTTGAAGTAGGACATGGAAATGGTTTAGCAGCTTCATCTTTATTGATAGGAAAATCTCCTAATACTGATAAAGAAATGCTTACAGTTGCTAGAAAAAATTTAAAAAATAGTAAATTAGGAGTACATACTATTCCTGGGTTATCTACAATAGATGATGCAAAAGCTGCTATTGATTATGGAGTTGATGTTTTTAGGGTTGCAACTCATTGTACTGAAGCTACATTATCAAAATCTCATATAGAATATCTTGCTAAAACTGGTAAAACAGTTTATGGAGTACTAATGATGAGTGCTTTAATAAGCGCTGATGAATTAGTTGAACAAGCTAAAATAATGGAAAGTTATGGGGCTGAAGCTATTATTATTATGGATTCAACTGGGACATATTTACCAAATGATGTAGAAGAAAGAATTAAAAAATTAAAAGCTTATACTGATATTAAAGTAGGGTTTCATGCTCACAATAATTTAGGATGTGCTATTGCAAATTCATTAACAGCAGTCGAGTGTGGAGCTGATTTAATTGATGCTTGTATTCGGGGATTTGGAGCGGGAGCTGGGAATGCTTCATTAGAATTATTACTTCCAGTATTAGAAAAGAGTGGATTTGAAACAGGAATTGATTTTAAAGAAACAATTAAAGAAGCAGATCACGTAATGGATTATTTAGTCCCTGAAGCCCCAATTATTACCCCAATTAATGTTTTAACAGGCTTAACCAAACTATTCTCAGGATTTGAGAAACCAATTATTAAAGCATCTAAAATATATGGTATTGAATATTCTTCTTTGATATTTGAATTAGGCAATAGAAAATTAGTAGCAGGGCAAGAGGATTTAATATTAGAAATAGCTCAAAATCTAAAAAACAAATGAAAATATTAATTACAGGAGGTGAAGGTTATGTAGCAAAAAGTTTATATAATGCTTTTAAAGATAAATATAATGTTACTTCTATAAGTCGAAAAGATTTTGATTTAACTGGTTTTGAAGCGATGAATAAGTTTTTTCAAGGAAAATATTTTGATACAGTCATTCATTGTGCTGTTGTGGGAGGTAGCAGACTAAAAATAGATTCATATAAAGATATGGATATTAATTTATCTATGTATTATAATCTTCTTCAACATAAATCTCATTTTAATAGATTAATACATTTTGGTTCAGGAGCAGAAATACATAACTCAGAATCACCATATGGTTTAAGTAAAAGAATAATAGCTAAATCAATATCAGAAATAGATAATTTTTATAATATAAGAATATATGGGCTGTTTGATGAAAATGAATGGGATACTAGGTTCATTAAAGCATGTATTAAAAAATATATCAATAAAGAACCAATGCTAATTCAAGATAAGAAAATGTCTTTTTTTTATATGAAAGATTTAATAACATTAGTAGAATATCATATTTTAACTTCTTCTGATTCATTATTAAAAGAAAGTAATTGTGCATATATTAATTTAACTTCTTTATTAGATATAGCTAATATTATAAATGAATTAGATGATTATAAAGTTCCTATTTATATGGATATACAAACAGGTAAAAATTATGAATCAAATTTTAATGTTCCTTATGGATTAAAATATATTGGATTAAAACAAGGAATTATAGAAACATATAATAAATTAAAAAATGAACATTAAAATAATATATCATATAATGCCTTGGGAAATAGACTATGCTCTATTAACCTTTACTCAATTAAAAAAATCTAAATATTATTTATCAAAAGATGATAATATCTCAATTGAGACTGTTTTGAATTTATCTTCATATATTATTGATTGGGAAAAAAGTAAACTACCAAAAGAATTTTTTATTGAAAAATATAATCAAATTTCTAATTTATTAATAGATTATAACCATATAAAAAGAATATATGATGGTGATAAACTTTATGGACACCTGAATCTTCAAAGAGAATGCATTTCAACTGAAATTGACTATTATATGACTATATGTCCTGATATGTATTTTAGTGAGTATTCATTATCATATATGATTGAGGGTGCTAAAACTATTAAAAATAAGCATTTTGTAATTACTCCTCAAATTTCCAAACTTTGGGATAACACATGGGATATATTAGTTAATCCTTTATATAATGATAAATCATATGAAAATTGGTTTGAAACAGATATATTTGATATAATATATAATGATTCTTTAGATTCATCTATAATTTTGACTCCCATTAATCAAAGTAAATATGCTGGGTGGTTTGATTTATATAGTAAAGAATTTTACGAAAACTTAGTTCCTGTTTGGGATGAATGGGAAGGATATGGATCTTGGGATTGGTATACTTTGTTAGTAACAGAAAAATATAAACAATTCGGAGGAGATTTTCAACAATATCTTTTAGAAGGAAAAACTATATTTGAATATTCTATTGGTCCTCTTAAAGAAGGATTTGGTTTTTATTATAAAAACTTTTTACATTTAAATGATATACCTGACCAAAAAGAAAATTTTAAAAAGAAAATTGTTGAATATGCCAATATCAGATTAAATCAATTACTAAATAAATCAATTACTAAATGAATCAAATAATAATAGCAGCTCCTTGTTATAATGAATCTGTTGGAGGAATAGTAGTTCAACATAAATTATGTCATATTCTAAATGAATTAGGATATAATTCCTCATTAACTACTACCTTAAAATTAAGTGGTCAAACTGAGTTTTTTGTATTAAATGAAAATCAAAATACAAAAATAGCAACAAATTTTGATCCTAAAGAAGATATTATTATATATCCTGAGATAGAACCTGGGAATCCATTCGGAGGTAAAAATGTCGTAAGATGGATATTAAATGATTATCATTTACCTGAAAAGGATAATACAATTAGTACTTGGGATGAAAAAGATTATTGGTTATATTATGATGATATGTTTTATGATGGATTAAAAGAAAAAAATATTTTATGTGTGCGAGAAACCAAATTAAATATTTTTAAAAATTATAATTTAGAAAGGAAATTCAAAGCATGTTTCACATATAGAAAAAATCATCACCTAAGATCTATATTACCAATAATACATCCTGATAATTCAATTGAAATACCTCATATAATATCTGATGAAGAATTAGTTAGTATCTTTAATTCATGTGAGAAATTTTATAGTTATGATACTGAAACATATCTAAATGAACTTGCAGCATTATGTGGATGTGAAAGTATTATTGTACCCCATAAAGATGCTAAGTTCAATCCTGTTCCAAGATGGGGGATAGCTTATGGGATTGAAAATATTCAATTTGCTTTAGATACCCGTGAAAAATTAATAGAAACACTAACTCAACAAGAAACTGATAATTATTCTAATACTAGAATGGCTTTTGAAAAAATATTTAAATATTTTAACTTATGAAAATTATATACAGAATTTCAGATATAGGATACTCTAAAGTAAAACCAGATTATATTAATAATGAAAATTGTTTAAAAAACTTTGTTCATATATTTGGTAATCAAAATCTTCAAGTTATAGCAGATAATTGTAGTAAAGAAACACTACAAATGATTACTAAATATGTCCACCCACATAGTATAACAAATGTATCAGTAGGACATGGAGCAGGAACATTTAACTTAGCCTTAGATATGGCTTTAAAAGGATTAGATGATGAAATAATTTATTTTGTAGAAAATGATTATATTCATATGCAAGGATCCCCAGAAATTTTAGAAGAAGGATTTGAATTAGGAGCATCATATATGACTTTATATCTTCATCCTGATAAATTTATTCCTCCATTTAGTGGTGGAAATCCAGAAGTAGATCAAGATGGAGGATATATGACTAAAATCTTTAGAGGTGAAACTCAATTATTTGGAATGTTCAACAGCACAACTATGACATTTGCTGCTAAAGTAAAAACATTAAAAGAAGATGAAGCAATATTAAGAAAATATACAAATGGAACTCATCCAAATGACTTTCCTATGTTTTTAGAATTAAGAGATAAAGGTAGCGCTTTATTATGTCCTTTGAATACATTTAGTACTCATGCTGAAACAGCTTGGTTAGCACCATTATATAAAGTAAAACAAGAAAATTTAATTGAAGAATGGAAAACACACCTATTTCAGTAATTATACCTACATTTCGCAGTCCAGAATCTCTTGATTTATGCTTACGTTCTGCTATTGAAGGACAACAAAACAAAAATCAAATTGTTGTTGTTGTAGATGGTCATTATGATCTTAATAAAGAAGTGCTTGAAAAACATGTAAAATCAATTGATATACTTAATTTAGAACAAAATGTAGGATTATGTCGAGCTACTAATTTAGGTGTATATAACGCAAAGTATGACCGAATTTTAATAGTAAATGACGATAATATATTTCCATTAAATTGGGATATAAAACTATTAAAAGATTATACTCCCAACTCAGTTATATCACCAAATCAAATTGAACCTACACCAAGTATATTTAAACAATTCCATATTAAAGATTGTGGACGTGATCCTAAAACATTTAGTTTAGAGAATTATTGGAAATACGAAGAACCACTACGTGGACTTTTCCCTGATGAAACAGGTTCAACACTCCCAATATTCATGTCTAAAATAGATTATTTAAAAGTAGGTGGATGGGATGAAAATTATGAACAAGGAATGGTTGCCGATTGTGATTTTTTCCTTAAATGTAGATTAAATGGAATGAAAATGTTAAGAACATATAATTCCCACTTTTATCATTTTGCATCTGTTTCAGTTAATGGAGAAAAAAGAATGTTAGCTGAACAAACAGGACATGAATATTTCAAATATAAATGGAGTGGATATATGAGAAGAGATCAAAACAATAATATAATTTATTAATTCAAAATATTTATAATTAAAAAATAATTATGGGACAAACTAAAAAATCTCTCCCTCATAATATTGATCTATTTTTCATTTCAGAAAATGAATTAGATCAATTATTACATAATGATGAATTTAAAGAAATTCTTATAAAAGAATCATATAAGGCTATATTAAAATCTATTAGGAGAAAAACTTTAAAAGCAACTATTGTTACTATAAACAATTTAGGAGTTTCTATAAATGTTGATAAAAAAGATTTTAAACCAATATTAGAAAAAGCTATCAAATATTTTGAAATAGATGAAAATTATAATGAATGTTCTAAAATAATTAAACTAATTAAAAAGTTATCATGAAAAAATATATATTTTGTTACAAGTCTAACCCCAATGAAATAATTGGAATAGCACCAGCGGCTAAATTAGAAGCAGCTATAGATTATTTTGCATCTATAAAACAACTTCATCCAGGAGATTTTTTAAAAATATTTGACGTTAAAGAATATGAGCGAAAATAATAAAATTAAAGATATCTTTGAAAAAGTATTAGGAACTAATATTGAAATAGAAGATATAAAAACTAATGGTCTTAGTGATAAAGAAACATTCACCAGTTTTATAAATATGTTTGATGATGTAAATCAAATAGATAATGATGTATATGAAATGTTTAGTATGGATTTATCATCAATAACGAGTCCATATAATATATTAATTGAGAGTTTACTTTTAGTAATATATCCTCCAGGAATAGTTGAACTTATATTGTGGTATATATATGACAGAAGAACACCAGAAGGAGAAATAAATCTCTTAGAGGATGAAACAGGAAAAAAATATAAACTTAAAAATTCTAATGATTTATGGAATTTCCTCCAAAAACTTAAAATAAGTAATGAGACAAGCTAAACCAATATCTAAAGAAATGTGTTTAGATGCTATGAATAAAACTAGATCAATTAAGGCAGCAGCTAGATATTTAAATTGTTCATATCAGCATTTAAAACCTTATATGAAAATGTATATAGATGAAAATTCTGGAAAGAGTTTATTTGAAATACATAAAAATCAAGCAGGTAAGGGTATATATAAATATCTAAGATATAGTCCTAAAAAACAATTAGCACTGAGTGATTTAATGGAGGGTAAAATAGATTCATCACATTATGATCCTCAAAAAATTAAATTTAGATTATTTGAAGAAGGATTTCTTAAGGAAGAATGTGGTGTTTGTGGTTTTCATGATAGAAGATTATTAGATTATAAAGTACCTGTTTTATTACATTTTAAAGATGAAAATAGACAAAATTATAAATTAACTAATTTAGAAATATTATGTTATAATTGTTATTTTTTAATATGTGGTGATATTTTTAATAAAAAGGATATAATATCTATAGAGGGTAAAAATGATGTTAATAGTGTAACAATTGCATCAGATTTTCAAATGGATGATTACCATATTCAAAGATTAAAGGATATCGGTATGTGGGGAGAAGATAATGATGAGGATGATAGTCCATATTCGTTAGTTAGTAGAAAAAAATGAAACATAAGAAACACGATAAAATATTAAGAGATTTTGATTCACAAAAATCCAAAAATCTTGAAAAATTAGCCACTAAAATGTTAGATAGAGATGAAAAAAATCAAAAATTAAAAAGGAAATTCACTAATACGAAATGGCTAGATATATTTTAAAAGAAGATCAATTTATTTTTGAAACAATAAATGATTTTGAAAGAGCAATTGAGGAAGGTGATTTTGAAATATCTAAAATTATAGTTGAAACTATACTAAGTAATTTAAATACTAAAAAGAAAAACATTTATGTAATGAATTTTTACATAGAAGAAACAGAAGAATCAATTGACTTTACAGTGCTAAGAAGTAACTTTTCAGAAGTTTTAGAAAAAAATTTAAAATTTTATGAAAAAGAAGAATTATATGAAATGTGTTCCGTCATTCAAAAAACAATAGAATTATTGAAATAAAACACAAATATAACAAAAAAACTATCACAAGGATCTTGGCTACCCAGGATCCTTTACTTATATTTATAATGTAATGGAAAATGAGAAAATTAAAATTAATGGTTTAAATATTCGTCATGTTGCCGCTATTGTACGACGAAACATGATCACTAAAACAAAACCATCAGATAAAGTCTATAACAGAAAAAAATCAAAATATGACTGAGAAGAAAGGATTTACGGGGCAACTTCGTTATGAATTTGATACATCTAAAAATTTAGAAATATTGCTCCCTAGTAATAAATGGCATAGAGTAATACCAAATGAATTTCGTTCATTTAATGGAAAAAGACGAATAACAACATATTTAAAAAACGATCCAATATACTCCGATTATAATGGTCCTATTTATTTATTTAAAACAAACCAAATAATTAAAAATCCTACCAAACAAGGTCTTCAGTACATTAATGATGAATTACCTATATCAAAACCTCGATTATTTGAAAAGTTAAATTAATTATAAAAACTTTTTTAAAAATGTGCGGTGGAAAATGTAATTTCAAATATTTATATATAAATAAAACTATTTATTAATATGGAACAAAATAAAAAATTAAAGAACTTCATAAAAACTACAATAAGAGAGTTTTTGAATGAAGGTGATATAAATTGGAGTAAAGAAAAATCATGGAAGATAAAAGACCAATTTCCAATTGAAGTATTTGTTGAAAAGAGTTGGACTGGTAAATATTATGTTGTGAAAGTTCCAACTATGAGTATGAGTTATGAAACATATATGGATTTAGATAATTTTGGTAAAGTAGATATTTCAACCTATGATTATGAAAATGGTGAAGCGAAATTCACTTCATATACATTAGATGATATAAAAGAATGGGGTGAAAAAAATAAAGATAGAATTACTATTAATTATTCAAAGGTTAGATAGATTTTTAAAAAGTTTTCATCTCTAAACTTAATTTGAAACACGAATGTAGTATTGTGTATAATATTTATTATAAAACAAACAATGTATGTTAATAATAAAAACCAAATTAGATAATTCATCAATTCATGGAATTGGGTTGTTTTCATTAGAAAAAATAGAAAAAGAACAAGTCATTGCTGAATTGAGTGAATTTGATATTAAAATTAAAAAAGATGATGTTCCACAAAAACATATTGAAATGTTTGAGTTTTATTTTGGTGTTGAAAAAGATTGTTATCAAACATATTTTGACAACATGCGTTTTATGAATCATTCAGATTATCCAAATTGTATTGACGCAAAAAATGGTTTATGTATTGCTATTAAAGATATCGAAATAGGTAAAGAACTTACTTGCGATTATTCTTTTTTTTGTGATTTATGGGAAAATATTGATTAAATATTAATTTTTTTTTCATTTTTATTAGGAATATCGAAATAAGTTTATTACCTTTGAAAAAAAATAGATATGAAAGAAATAAATTTGAAACTTGAAACAAAGAAAGTGGAGTGCGAAACCATTTCAATAAAAACTGCGATAGTGGTTGAAGAAGGAACACCAGAAATAGTTATACCGAAAAAGATTAGAAAAGAGGTTGAGAAACTTTTGATTGATGAACTTAAAATCTCAAAACAAAAATAACATTTCATATAACGGTTGCAAATAAAACATCGTTTTAATGTGTTTTATTTGTTGTTATGTTTTAGTTTTAAAAATTTTATACAAATAAAAAATAAATATATGGAAACAAAAAAAGCAGAAATAGAAATAAAAAACTTACTTGATAGTGGTTTAAGTTTTGAATATGATTTTGATTACAATAATGTAAATAAAGTTAATTTAGCAATTAACAGAGAAGGATATTCTATAAAAGATATTATTTCAAAACTTAAACAAGGTGAGAAAATTACTTTTATGATAAATGATGGTGAAACTTGGAATGAAAAACAAGGCAATGAAAGTAAGTTTTTATACAATGAAAAATATGATGGTTCTATTTATTGGGAACACAAAACTTATGGTGATTGGGTAAGGGTTGATAGCAATATGGGTTCGTTACAAGAATGGTCAAAAGAATTAAATGATAAGTTTTGTATAAAACAATCATAAAATTTTTAAAATTAAACATAACGGTTGCGGATATATGAATGTAAAAAATTAATAATTAGAAAGATGATAACAATACAAAATTTAACGGAATTAGGTTTTAGTGAGATACTTGATATATTCACTGGAAAACAAGTTTGGGTTTTAGGTGAAGAAGATACGGAGATATGTGGAAACCCCTGTAGATTACCAATATTATATTACAACATAGAAACTCAAACTTGTAAAGTAGTTAGGGGTGAATTTTGTGTTGTTCAACGAGAATGTAAATCGGAGGAAGAAATTAGAAAGTTTGTAGAATCTATTAATTTTTTATTTCATATATCCGTTGTTATAAATAGTAAATTAAAATGGTATCAAAAATTGATTGGTGCATTTAAGAACAGAAGATTTTAATTTATTGTTTATAACGGTTACAGATATATGTAGTTTTTTTCTTAAATTGAAACACAAAACTTAAATAATATGAACAAAGATAATAAGAACACGGAAGTTGATAACACAGATAAAAAATTACATATATCTGATGTTATGAAACGTATTGACGAACTGATAGATGAATATAAACAAGCGAAAATTAATATAGACACGTGTACAGATGACTTTGAATGGAATAATTTAGATAGAAGGATAAGTCATTTAAAACGCTTGTTTATAGAAATTGGTGTATGGAAATATGTTTCATAACGATTGGGTATATATGAAGTACCTAACGATAAACTTAAATAATTAGTAGAAACTTTATGAGGTATTTCATATATACCTTGTTATAAAACGTTTATTATGAGATTTAAAAAATTGATTTATAAAAATTTCTTTGGAGAATACAACATTTTGATAACCATAACAGATGATGGTAAAACACCACACAGAGACACATTAATTCCAGATAGGGAAATATATAATTCACATATTTGGATTCACGATAATATTGTAAAAAAGAATCACACAAGAAAAGAAATTTTTATTCTTGATTCTATTGTGAGTGATGACGAACTTAAAAGTGTTCTTGGAAATGTTTTATAACGTTTTGCACATAAGCGAAGGCACAAATTGCGTTGGCATTGTGCGGTTGGATTTGGGCTTTTGCTTATGTGCTGTTAGCAGTAGTACGGATTATTAACAAATAAATATAAATAGAATGAGAATTTATCAATTAAGAACAGCAAAAGAGTTTTACAACTCAATTAAAGGAAACTTCACAACAGAAGAATTAATGCAAATGTATGCAGAAGATGTAGCAAAAAGATTTGCTGCTGAATGTGTAAATGAGGCACTCGGTAATAAGATGGAAGTGTCAAACTCTTTGCATCACGCAATAGAAGGAAAGTACAAATCTATCATTTGGGAGAACGAAGGTTAGTATTACTGCTAACGGTCGGGTATTGTTGTCTGTTGGCGACTTAAACCACAAATGTTAAATTGAAAAACAAAATTAGATATGAGTACAAAAGTTAAATCGAAGCACAAAACCGCCAATAGCAACAATACCTTGTTATCGGCTGCCTTTCTTATTAGCAAGGGCTTCAAGTTGGTAGAAGAAAGTCAAAGTCCGTTTGAAAATTTCAAAATGGATTATTTTGTAAAAGAAGGGGTACTGCTTTTTTTCAATACGCCTGTAACCGAATGGAACGAAAATGATTTCCTTGTTGGATGTGCTGAAATGAGATGTGGGAAGTATTACGTTGTTGCTTTTAGGTGGATAAAAGAGCAAAAAGATATTATTGAAATTTACAAATCGGTAAAAGGTAAGGATTTGGATGGTGTCGGTTAAGGTTGCCGCTAACTATTATATATACGCAACTACGTTTAATCACCAATAAAATCAACGGTTTTAATATGAAAATTCTTAAAATATTTGAGGAAAAGTTAAGATATAAAAACTACTCAGATAAGAGTATTAGGTTATATATTTCATATTTGAGGCTCTTTTTAGAAAAAGAAAAGATAAAAGACCCATATCAAGTTAGAACCCAACAAATAGTCTCATTTCTTGAAAACTACCCATTCACCAGTATAAGTCAACAAAATCAATATATTGGTACTCTTAAATTATTTGCTAAATATATATTAAGTAAAAAAGACATCCATTTAAGTAAAATGGAGAGACCCAAATCGGAAAAGAAACTACCCAGAGTTATTGATGGGGAATTTATCAAAGAAAAATTATCTAAAATTGAAAATATAAAGCACAAAGCAATACTTACCTTAACTTACTCTGTTGGATTAAGAGTGTCTGAAGTAGTTAATTTAAAGATTGAAGATATTGATTCCAAAAGAATGTTGATTCATATCAAAAACGCAAAGGGTAGGAAAGATAGATTGGTTCCGTTATCACCAAATGTTCTCAATCTATTAAGAGAATATTTTAAAGAATTCAAACCGACTCAATATCTATTTAATGGTCAAAACTCAAATCAATACTCAATAGGTAGTTGTCAACAAATTTATAAAAAATATATTGATAAAAACAGTTCAATACATACTTTAAGGCATTCATCTTTTACAGGTTTACTAGAAAACGGAACTGATTTAAGAATAATACAAAAAATAGCGGGACATTCCTCATCCAAAACAACAGAAATTTATACTCATGTCTCCAACCAAATGCTTTCAAAAATTAATTTGGTTATTTAGGATGTTTCACATACATTAACATCATAATAAATAAAAATAAAAATAAAAATGATAAATCTACAGGCTCAATTCAAAACAAAAGAAGAAATTCGTTCTTTAGCTCCAAGTATCTTTACTGAAAATGGTGCTTCAAATGTATCAGAAAATTATACACATATTCCAACATATAAAATTATTGATGATATGGAATTGTTAGGTTGGAAACCAATTGATGCAAAAGAAGTTAAAGCAAGAAAATCAATAGGATATCAAAAACACCTAATTGTATTCCGTAATGAAGATATTTTTATTAATGGAGAAGATGGAGACAATGTGTTTCCCCAAATATTACTTACAAATTCTCATGATGGGAAGAATGCATTTACATTTACAGCAGGTCTTTTTAGAATGATATGTGAAAATGGATTAGTACTTTCAACTAAGGAATTTGAAAATATAAAAATTCGTCATTATGGTTATAATTTTGAAGAATTGCAAAACACAATTGAAATGATGGTTAACAAACTACCCCTAACAATTGATTCTATGAATAAATTTAAACAAATTCAATTAGGTCAAGACCAAATGATGAAGTTTGCTGAGGAAGCTGTTAAGATTAGATTTAATAATGATATTGATAATATTAAAATTGATTTAGGTGATTTACTTACTCCAACACGTATAGAAGATAGAGGGAATGATCTGTGGAGTGTATTTAATGTAGTTCAAGAAAAATTAACACATGGTGGGTTTAATTATAATATTGGTTCTAAAAATCGAAAAGCAAGAAAAATAAAAAATTTCAAACAAGATTTAGATATGAATATTAAATTACATGATTTGGCTTTAGAATATGCTAATTAATTTATAATACAATGAATAGAATACAAATAAATGGTGATTGGTATATTAAAGAAGACCAATTAGTTGAAATAAAAAATGTTCCACAAAATCTTATAGATGAAGATGATATAATACATGCTAAATCATGTTTATATGAAAGTGATAATTATGCTTGGGAAGCAACATCCATTCGTAAAGATAATTCTGATGCCTATTATGATGGGGTTGATATTAAATTCACAGATAAACGAATTAAACCATTTAAAGAAGAATATTGGGATAACAATATATGGGTGATGGATATTTATAATAATTTCCCTACAGGTGAATCATCATTATCAGCTTTAGAATCTATGGATATTAATGGGGTACAGATATTTAGGGAGTTTATAGGTTATCTAATTAAAATTGGTTGGATTAAAAATTAATAATATGATAAAATGGAAATATAAACCCTCAGGTATGTGTCCAGTACAAGCTGAGGGTTGGTTTATGGATTATTATTTTTATTTTAGGGCTAGATGGGATGAAGCATCAATTGAATTCTCTAAAACAGAACCTGGGTGGGAAAACGATCTTATACATGCTCGATATATTCTATGGACTACTTATAATAAACCATATAAAGCTGGATACTTGAATAAGTGGTTTTGTATATTTTTAATATATATAGGGTGTATTAAGTTTTTATTACATAAAAATAAACATAAATCATTATCATGACATTTAAAGAAATTATAATATATTGTTTCATCCTACCCGTGGTAACACTTTTCCTTGGGCTTTGGATTGGTTTAAATGGTAATAAAGGTGTTCCATCAAAACATTATCCAATTGAGGTACGATGTTATTGGAGTACTAATGGTTATCAATCATATCCAGAAATGGAATGTGACTCGATAAAAGGAGATACATTATGGAAAGATGGTGTTAGTATTGTTCCTAAAAATATAATTCAAATAAGTTTTAAATAATGAAAGGCATTTTACATAAAGGTGAATATAATGAATGGTTAGTAACATGTCAGGATATATTTCAATTACATCCTGATGATGCTAATGAATTATTTGAATTAGAACAAATATTCGATAACTTAGAAGCAAGAATAAGAATACAACCTATAGTAGAATTTGATGTTGTAGAATATAAAAAATTAACGGGAATTATTAAATACGCTAAATTAATAAAAAATGAAATTCACTGACACCTTCAAAATATCATCAAATAATTTATATTATAAAAATACTTGGTTATATAAAACATATTCTTTTTTGAGATATAATTTCCCTCATTTTTGTAAAAATATTTGGAAATTCAGAAAAGCACTTTATAATCATTATTGGTTTGATCATTATGGGGTTCTCACATTTATGGAAATAGGTCTTACTGATATGGCTACTAATATTGAAAAATATGGTATTGAAGTTGATTCTTCACGATTAAAAAAGGTTGAAAAAATGCGAAGAGTAATTCAATTAATTAAGAATTATAATGACGATTTATATATTGAAATGGCAGAAAAGGAATTAGGAGAATTAACAACATATAAATTGGAATTTAAACCATCAGAAAATAATCCTGATTTTTTTGAGTTAGTGGATAAAGATACACCAGAAGAAAAAGAACATAATAAAAAAATATATAATAGAGCAAGAGAAATTGAGGAACAAGAATGGAATGAATTATGGGAAATACTTAAAGGACAAAATTATAATATATTCAATAAAGACGAAGACTTTGATGAGCAAAATGATGGATCAGGGATAAGAATATGGTGGGATTAAAGATAGGTTTGGTATTTCTAGATAATTTACTTATATTAATATTATAATAATATTAACAATCATGGTAAAAATAATAATGGAATTTGATAGCTCAGATGAAGCCCAAGAAGCAATTGATGGTAGTAAATGGAAACAAGCATTTTGGGAATTAAATAATGAGCTTAGAAACACTACCAAATATGATGTTAGTATTATCAATAATAACTTACAAGCAACAGATATTGAACAAGAAATATGTTCTAAAGTTAGAGATATGATGTTTGAAATCCTTAATAGATGGAATTTAAAAATAGATTAAATTAATTGTGAAAACACGAATTCATGTTAATCAACACCATATACGTTCTAATAAAACAAAAGGCACTACACTCCCAGTAATTACTATTAAACAAGGTAAAAATAATACTTATTGTAATGAAGTAGAAATATTAGGACCTAGTAAAATTATTTATGGTGGTAGTGGTTGTGATGCAAAACCACTTTTAAGTTGTGGAGCTAGAGTTGTAATCGAAACGGAAAGTGCAATCAAAATTATAAAATAGTTTTTATACTTGGATTTGATAAAAAATTAACATATATTAATATTATAATAAATTAATAATAAAAATGAAAAATAAATTAAAGAATGGACGATTAGTATTTATGATGTGGAGTATATTCCATATTATCACCCTTTTATATTTTGGTTGGAATTTAGTTCCTCAACCATTTGTTACCATTGATGCTATATTATTTGGGGGATTTATTGGATTTTATTTTGTACAACCTTTAAGTGAAATTTATGAACAGTGGGTTAATAATAAACTAAATAAATAATGATTAATAATATATTATTACAAATTTTTGTTAAATCCTTTTTTATTACTATAACTCTCACTAGTGTAGTGTATGGGTTTATTGCTTATTTAAATAAAACTATAATTTACAATAAATGGCCACAACATGCTCAACATAGTATGTTAGTTACTGGGGTTATGATATTATTGATGATTATTTTTATTGGGTTTGTTGACTTTAAATATAATAAATAAATATAATGGATATAAATGTAGATTTAGATGATATTTTATGGGGAATGAGTGATTGGGAAAAACAAGAAATGTGTGATAATTTATGTGATGATGGTTATACCCCATCAACTCAATCAATCGATGATATTAAATCATTTTTCTTTGAGGTTGAAGGGAGAATTACTCATAATGAAAGAGAATTATTAGATATATTAATTAGAATTTGGTATAATAAACATTTTATAAATAATAAAGACATTGAGCAACTCAAAATATATGCTAAAAAAGGATTATAATAATCCAATTAAAATGACTTTTAATCAGTGGTTAAATCATTATCAAAACCTAAATGACCATCAATATACTAAATTTAAACCATATGGAAGTTCAATTGATTATTTTTTTCATCATAAAAAAGATGGTTATAACACATATGGTGTAATAATTTAAATAATCAATCAATGAAAGAAATAATAATCAAATATTGTAAGGGAGAACCATTACAAATAACTGAAGCAGTATCCATAATTGAAGAATACATGCATTATGTTAAAAAATATAATCGTGAATTAATAATTCAATTGTTGAATCCAATGAACCCAATGGGAAGATCAATGTTAGATATAGCACTACAGACCTCCATGATTTATCTTCAATGGAAATATTCAATAAATAAATTATATAGTAAAGACGGGCAATTACTAATGGTATTTTAACGTGGAAGATTTAAAAAATTTGAGAAATTTTTGTGATAAACAAATTAAAAAACATCCCCAATTAAAAGTGGATATTATAACTTGTTATAATCTTTGTTTAGATAATATTGAAGAAGGAGAATCTGTTGTTAATGAAATTGAATTATGTTTAACTAATATAAACTATATATTGAACATGTATTATTTAAAATAACATTAAATATAAACCGTTAATTATCAATATTATATAAAAAGCTACAATCAATTATTTGATTTTGTAGCTTTCTTTATGTATATTGACATTATAATAAAAATAAAAAATGACTAAAAAAGAATATCATAAACAAATCAATAAAAGATTTTATGAATATATTAATCAACATTTTCCAAATTATGAGCTTGATTTCAATGAAGGTTATGGTTATGTATATTTAATGTGTGAAAATAAAAATGATTTAATTGAATATCACCAATCAAGACATGATTTATGTATACATAATTATTCTACAGATAAAGCAAAACAGGACATGCTACAAATGGAAAGATATATCAATGAGAATATTATTCCATATGTTAACATGGTTACTGAAGTTTAGATTGTTAATTACTAACGCTCTATAAAAACTGTAGATGAATATTTGGATTTACAAAATTTATTACATACATTAACATCATAATAAAAATTAAAAAAATGAAAAAATCAGAAAAATTAATCTACAGTTTAGAAATACTTAAAGAGGTATTACAAAACCAACTAAAAGAAGGTAGAGAATATGGTCAAAAAACAAATGCGGATTGTGAATCCGGTTGGTATATTGGTACTATCAAAACAGCAATTGAAGAAATAGATCGTATTACTAAAATCACTAAATAATCTATGAAAACATCAAATTTAAAATCAGGATTTTCCCTTTATGGAAACAAAGGTAATGTTTGGGAAAATAATGCTCACATTTATCAATCCGGTAAAGGAAATTTATGTGGTACTCCAGCATTAGCATCTAATTGGGCTAAGGAAATGAAGATGGAAGAAGCAAATTGTGAGAAATGTAATAAATTATATAATACTCTAGAATATAAAGTATAATAAACAATAAAATGCTTGTAGAGTGTATAGATATATCAAACAGACCTGAAGACATACCAACATCAATGTGGTTAAAGAAAAAGGTTTACACTGTGGTGAGTAGAACATTTCATCCAATTCATAATTATTACTCACTTCAACTAGAAGAAGTACATCCACCCCCACCTTATATTGGATATAAGGAATCAAGATTTAAACCTATAGAAGATATTAGTATAATAGAATTAATAGAAGAAAAAATAGAAACAATATGAAGAATAAACTAGATAAACAATATACAGACCTGCTCCAAGATATCTTAGATAATGGAGTAAAAAAACAAACCAGAAATGGTGAAGTGTTATCAATATTCGGTAGACAAATTCGTCACAACATGAAAGATGGTTTCCCACTTCTTACAACTAAGAAGATGGCTTGGAAATCAATTGTAACTGAGTTACTCTGGTTTCTCCGTGGTTCAACTCGAGGTGATGAGTTAGTAAGGCAAGGGTGTAATATTTGGGTAGGGGATATGTATGCTAATTATTTAAAAGAGTATGAAAAACATAAAGAAAATTAAAAATAAATGGGTTTTTTAAGTAAAAGTACAATATTTATAAATGTAGAGTTGCGGCTACATGTAAGATATTTAATTAACTAAATGCTAATGGTGAGTAGAGTACCGCAATCTCGAAAGCCTTAGTATTTTTTATTTTATGAATTACCTAAAAATTTACGAACAATTAATTGATAAAGCTAAGAGAGAAGATAGAGATTACATAAGTAATAAAATCTACGAAAGACACCACATACTTCCTAAATGTATGGGAGGGGATGGGAAAGTTAATCAATGGAGAACTCACCCCAATATAGTAATTTTAACTCCTCGAGAACATTATTTAGCTCACACTCTATTATGTGAGATATATCCTGAAAATTCTAAATTAAAGTTTGCATTATGGGCTATGTCTAATCAATTAGGAGAAAACAGAAAATATAAAATATGTTCTAGACAGTATGAAAGAGTGAGAGAAAACTATGTAAAACTAGTAAGAGGAGTACCTAAGACTGATGAGCATAAAATAAAGTTAAGTGAGGCATTAAAAGGAAGGGAAAGAGAGGAATTTACTGAATTACACAAAATTAATATCAGTAAAAATATTAAAGGAATTAAAAAATCAAAAGAACATAGAAAAAATCTCTCTAAATCCAAAAGCATTCCTGTATTTCAATATACTTTAGACGGTGTGTTTTTAAAACAATGGGAATCTGCCAAAAAAGCAGGAAATATATTAAATATAGACCCTGGAGATATTACAGGTTGTAGAAGAGGAGTAAAAAAGAGTGCTGGGGGATTTCTTTGGAAAGAAAATAAGATAGAAGTTAAACCCTACAAACATAATAACTCATCTAATATATTGCAGTATACTCTCGAAGGAGAGTTTATACAAGAATTTCAAAGTATATCTAAAGCTTCCAAAATCTTAAAACTCAATCCCTCAGGAATATCTAATTGTGCTAATGGAAGATCTAAATATTCTGGTGGGTTTATTTGGAGATATAAAAAATAGTTATTATTTTTAATAAATTAAAAGTTATGAAATTTAAAAAAGAAGATTTACACCCAGATGGGAGACCATTCACCAAAGAAGAATTTATCAACAAAATAAAAACCGATGGTGAGTTTGCCAAGAGGTGGGGTGAATTAGGACCTGTGTATGGTAAGCAATGGAGACAATGGAGTACTCATAAAACTGTAGTAGTAGGGCATAATGGAAATCATAATGAATTTGGGACAATTGTTATAGACCAAATCCAAAACCTAATCAACGACCTTAAAACAAACCCAGACTCAAGACGACTAATGGTTTCAGCTTGGAATGTAGGCGAATTAGACCAATGCGTGCTTCCACCTTGTCATTATGGATTTCAAGTTTATACAAGAGAGTTGAGTTTAAGTGAAAGAACTTTTTGGATTATGTCCAACAGACCTGAACAATTAGGGAGTCAAAATTATTTAGACGGAGATAGGCAAGGTATGAAATCAACTGATTATTATGGAGTACCAACCAGAGCAATCTCTTTAATGTATAATACCCGAAGTCAAGATGTTCCATTAGGTACACCATTTAATATATCATCATATGCTCTATTGTTAGAAATTATTGCGAAGATGGTTAATATGGTTCCTGAAGAGTTGATTACTAATATGGGTGATTGTCATATCTATCTAAACCAAATTGATGGGATTAAGGAACAATTAACAAGAGAACCATATCCACTACCTAAATTGAATATTAATACAGAATGGTGGCCAACAGAAGGTGGTTCATGTGGTGAAGGTCCTTTAGATGTTCAAGCAGTACTAGATGGTTTTTCTAGTGATTCTTTTGCAAGTTGTTTAATTGAAGAAGATATTCAGTTATATAATTATAAAAGTCATCCGGCAATCAAAATGCCTTTATCAAATTAATAAATAAAAATTATGAAATCAAATTTAACAGAAAAATTATCGTCTATTTGCGGGAGTGCAGATAAGACTTATGGTTGTAATGATATTGAATCAATAACACAACTAACAGAAGAGCAACGTATTCAAGTAGAAGCAGAATTAATTAACCATTTTGGGTTTGATAAAATTATATGGATGCAACTTCCCTCAGGTCTTACAGAAGACAAAAAAACAACAATAGTTGCAGAAACTAGAAAAATATCAGATTCAGACGATCCAACTCACAAACATAAAGTAGGATATATTTACACTTTAAACTTTATTCCAAAAATGTATGAATCGGGAGAAATGTATAAACCAGTAAAAGATGGTTGTGTGTTTGCTCCTATCATCTTCGATCCAGTAACTTTTACGCCTACACAAAGTATTACATTAACTTGGTCACCTGAATTTCCTCAAGACATTAATGCACCAGAAAGAACTCTTGAAGACGAAAAGCAAATGATTCGTGATATGTTAGAAAAGGTATTGGACAATCCTGAAGAGTATAGACCGGTTGGATATACAGGATGTTTACTAAGGTATGTGGCAGTCTAATCACACCCAACAATTAAAGCGCCTTTAAGTAACTGATGCATATTTATTAACATGATAAAATTAATTGATTTGTTACGTGAAGTGAAAGCTGCAATCACTGATGATATGGTTATTGTACTAGACAAAGGGCCTACTTTGATATTATATAATAATAAAGAAGATGGCGTTTTAGGTTCGATAAATGTTTATAATAATGAGGTAACAGGTGTAGCTGCTGAAAAAGGTTTTGGGCCTATCATGTATGAATTAGGTATGGCTATGGTGTATCCAAAGCCATTACAATCAGATCGACGAGGTAATACTACAGAAGCAGCTGCAAATATTTGGAATAGGTTTATAGACGGTATCAACCCAAAAATAAAAGTGGAGAAAGTTAAACCAAGTGATAAGGATTATATGTCAGTATGGCCTGAGACTGGAGAGGCTATTGACCCTTACTATTTAGATGGTTTTATTAACTATAAGTTTTACAATCCTGATAAATCAGTCCTCGATAAGTTAATTAAGAAAGGAGATATTATACCAAAAGACAAACAAAAGGATATAATTAAGAGAGCTAATGATTTTTATCAAAGAAAAGTTAATCATCCCTACAACTAATCACACCCAGCAATTAAAGCACCTTTATCAAATTAACCATATTTATTAACATGATAAGATTAATTGATTTATTGAGTGAATCTCAGAATATACCTGAAGTATTATATCATTTTACATTACCTAAATATTTTGTAAATATGATAAAAACAAATACCATTAAGGCAGATCCTAAATTTAAACAAATATCATTCACTTCAGATCCTAATTTATGGGCTTTTAGAGAATTTAATGATGAGGATCAAGAAGTAGGAGTAAGATTAACTTTTAATAGTAAAGATTTACCTCCATTAACTCCATTTAAATATTCAGGAGCGCCAGGTGAAGAATATGGATATGAAGAAGAATATACTACAAATGTTGGAGATTTAAGACCATCAAATATTATGAATTTGATTAAAGATGTAACAGTAAATAATTATTGGAAAGAATATCTCCAAAATAATCTTCCCAAAGACATATTTAATAAAATTAAATTTATATAAAATAACAAAAAAATAAATTATGGAAAATTTCGAAAAATTAAATTTAAAAGTTAGAATTCAAATTCTTGATGCTAATGACCAAATTCTTTTACAATCTACAATTAATCAAAATGATGTAAATGATTTAAGAGTTTATCAAGGTGTTAGTCTTGTAGATGAAACTTACCTGATGTTGTTAGAAACATTAAAACAAAAAATAGATAGTGAATCAATCACACCCAACAATTAAAGCACCTTTATCAAATTAACCATATTTATTATAAAAAAATAAACTATGAAAAAAACAGAATTACAACAAATTATTAGAGAAGAGATTAGTAAAATAATAGGAGAGATAGGCGAAGCAACATCAAATCCATATTCATATAAATTAACATATGAAGATGGAAACAATGAAGACGAAGGTTATTATACATATGAATTCGAGACCAATTCAGGAACAAAATATGAGGTGAGTGTAAAACTTAGTACAACGTATAGAGAAAAAAGTGGTGGCAAGAATACTAAGGAGATTGTAGTTGCATTTAAAACCAAGAATGGTGAATATGAGGATGTAACTCAGGAAAATGATAGTTATAGGATAATGGCTACTGTTATACAAATTGTTAAGGATTATTTAAAAGAAACACCTGATGTTGATATAATAGAGTTTTCACCTGCAAAATCTAAAGATAATGATTCTCGTAGAGAAAATATGTATAAAGCTTATATATCAAAACAGTTACCTGGTTCTAAAGTTAGTGTAAATGGTTCTTGGTATTTTGTTGAATTAAAATAATGTAATGGTATGGTAATGGTATATGTGGAAACTCAAGTATAGGATGGAAACATAGTGGGGGTGGTGATATAACGGGTGAATATTTGAGGTATGGTGGGGGTTAGGGGAGTTCGCGGATCCCACACATTTTCGGCGCTATCCCGCATCTTCTCGTCGATAAAGTATATACTTTCATAAACCATTTATAACCACCTATCAAATAATATAATTAAATATCAAAAAAATAATATAAATAAACGTGTTTAAACGCATACTAATGCAAAACCGATAAAAACATTAACTATGGAAAAACAGTTGTTTAAATCGCATAATTTAATACAACAAAGAAAGTCGCCCAAAAGGCGACTTTTACTTTTTCTCACATACGTATCAACGAATTACCTCAACCAGTAAGGGATCTTCAGCGTAAGACAACGGCAGGAAATGTATGTTCTCCGGCAGCCAACCACAAAATTGATATTAATTCACCACTAGTCTGTTTCTTTTTCAAACACGCATTAAATTGCAATGTCATTTTCTTGTTTTATAAAATACAGTATCGTTTTCATGATACTCAACTGTTGTGTGTAATACACCAACAATATTTTTATCTAAATCTCTTACTTGGTAAGAATATACCCCGTCAGGGGTTTTTGTGTCACAACACAATACTAAAAATAACTTAATTATAATTTCCATTTTGTAGTCAGGACAGGATTCGAACCTGTATCTCAATACAATAAAGCAAAGTCGTTACCAATTACTAGCCACCTGACTATGGTTTAAATCATAGTAGATTCCAAACCTTTCGAATATATTTCCTTGCGTTCGCATACTGCGATTCACTCAACCCATAAAACAACCTCCATGTCTCAAGCATATCCATGGCGTCTTTCTTTGATGGTGCTGTTTCGATCATTTCTTTTATTTTTTTCATAACTTTTATTTTTTGTAGTCAGGACAGGATTCGAACCCGTATGATAAGTAACTTTAAGACCATATTGTAAACCTATCTTATTGTGGTCAGCGTCTACCATTCCGCCACCTGACTATATTTTAATTCATAACATAGGCTTTATCAGCCCATGTTTTTGCATTTACTGCTTTGTATTGGTCTTGACTATATAATTCAGTATTAAAATAAGTAGAATTAATATCACCAACAGTTATATTTCTTAATATTTCTTCATCTATGCATATAATTTTTTTACCTTTTATAGCAAAAACAGTAAACCACATATTCATACCTTCAGGTTTAAATTCAATTGATTGAAGGGCACCTTTTTGATAAACATTAAAAACCTCCATCACATTTTTAGCCATTGTGTTTTCAGAAATAACCAGAAAACCTGCTTTACATTTAACTATAGATCTATAGCTACCATGTTGGTTACCAATCCACTCAGTTGTTCTTAATTTATTGATGTTAATTATTTTATTCATGATATTTATTTTTAATTCCTTATTACAACGTTAATGTATGAAATTAGATCCGCATTGCCACATATTTCTCACAGTTTTCTATAGCGCGTTAATTACTAACGCACTAAAATTTCATTGAAAGTTAGCGCGTTAATTACTAACGCTCTACATATTTTGTTACAATCTTGGTTGGATTCCCAGAATACGTTGCATACATTAACATCATAATAAGAAAATAAAATGAAAAAATTTAATTACACCCAACTAGTAACAATTATTAATCAAGAAAAAGTAGTTAATTGGTTAAACTTAAGAGGTAAATCAGAACTTGCTAATAAAGTTGATGATATTAGTTATATGATTGGACATAAAGGTGAACGTTTTCCTGAATATGTTTTAATACAAACTATTAGGGAAATAGTTGGAGATAAATTAACAAATGAGATTGAATGTGATATTATACAAATGATGGGTGAACCTAAGGATTTGTATTTCATTGGGATTTTACCTCATGATGTAAAAATTGAGAAAAAAGAAAGTAAATTAAATTTGGTTAAATAAAAAACAGAACGTATATTAACATTATAATAAAAATAAATAAAAAGGTTATGAAAAATCAAGAAAGAAACGAGTTAATCACTCAAGCAACAAAATTAGGAATAGCTAAAGCTTCCAATTTAAAAACAACAGCTCTTAGAGAAATGATTGCTGAAAAATTAGGTGTAAATTCTAAAGAACCAAAACCGGAAACACGTGGACGTAAAGTTGATCCGAATTCAGCTCGTCAAGCCCGTTTAACAGCAGGTCCAAAACAACGTGGTAGAAAACCAAATGCTGAATCAGCTCGTCAAGCCCGTTTAAGTCGTTGGGATGAAATGAAATCAAATGGAATTGAAGTTAAAAGAGGTCGTCCTGTAGGAACTAAAAAACAAGAAGAGGTTACCAAGTAACCTTTTCTTTAAATTTGGCTTATTAAAATAATTTCCGTATATTAACACCGTAATGAAAATAATAGAAAAACCATTATCAGATAAACATAGTTGGTTGCTTAGAAAAGCATATGATGATATTCCATCTGAATTTGTTCCTGTAATTAAAGGTACACGTGTATTACCTATTAATTATATTGATTCTCCTAATGTTTTTTTCGAATTACGAAATCGTTGGGAGCCAGGACAAAATGATTTATTTCCTGATGGTGGTTATGAGGTAGTAGATGTTAATGGGGGTGTACATAATTGTTTTTTAGATCAGGTGATAACTCACCCCCAAACGTTAGGTATGCGTAATTTTAAATTCGGTGAAACAAATGAATTAAAACCGGTTAAAATTAAGGTAATCAGAGATGGTAAACGTGGTCGTAAACCATTAGATCCTGAAGTTAAAGCGCTTAGAGACGCTGAAATAGCTAAGCGCAAAGGTGGATCAAGAGGCCGTAAACCATTAGATCCTGAAATTAAAGCACAACGTGATATTGAATCAGCTAAACGTAAAGGTGGTAAGCGCGGTCGCAAACCATTAGATCCCGAAGTTAAAGCATTAAGGGATGCAGAAACACTTAAACGTAAAGGTGGAAAACGAGGCCGTAAACCTAAAAAATCAACACCTAAATCACAATATATACCAACAGGTGGTAAACGTGGTAGACCTAAAAAGAAATAAAATTGTGGGGTAGAGCAGTGGTAGCTCGGTTGAGTGTAAAAAATCGTTTTAATGTTTTTTACACTTTGTTATAAGTATGTAAAACAAAAATTATACAATATGAAAGAAAAAATTGAAAATAGGTTAAAAGAGTTATATGATGAATACAAACATGTAACTGATAAAGATAGAGTTTGGATTAAACAAACAGGTGGTTTAACAAGAAGAGAACGAATTGAAAAATGTAAAATTCTAATAGAAGAGTTAGAAACATTATTAAATTCATAATTTTTGTTTTATTACTTATAACGTTAGGCTCATAACCTAAAGGTCAGTGCGTTCGAATTTACTCCCCGCAACTAAATTAAATAAATATGTCTAAATTAAATTGTACCGCAAAACAAGCATTTTGGAATGCTCGTAAAAAAGATGGTGATGTTCAAACCATCTCAGAAGTAACAGGATACTCTGTATCTCATGTTTCAAACATTATTAGTGGAAGACGTAGAAACAATGATATTATTGCTGATGCAATGTATAAAGTTTCACGTCGCCGAATTAAGAATTCAGAGCGAGTTCGATAGTCCATTAGTAATTAACACGCTATAGAGCGTTGGTGATTAGTACCCTAACATAAACCTTTAGGGCGTTAATTACTAACGCTCTATATTTTTTCCGACTATTTATGTGGCCCATCGAATATTGTTTCATACATTAACATCATAATAAGAAATAATAATAAAATGAAAATAATTAAATCAACCGAACCTAAAAAACGTGGTCGTAAATCTAAAGTAAGCGTTATTAAACCGTTTAATGCAGAACCTAAAAAACGTGGTCGTAAATCTAAAGTAAGCGTTATTAAACCGTTTAATGCAGCAGATATTAAATTGTTTCGTGGTAGTGATCTTAAATTTAATGATTCATTATTTAAATCAATTCGTACTAATAGAGAGTTAGATGTTATATTGTCAACTGAAGGTGGTTTAATGCCTGGAACAAATATGATTATGGTTGGTGGTCCTGGATCTGGTAAATCAACTGTTGTGTTAGATATGTTAGCTGATTTTACACGTAAAGGTTTTAAATGTTTATTTGTTAGTGGAGAGATGGATGAAATAGCTCATTACAAATATTGTAAACGATTACCTAAATTTTCTATTGTACAAACATTGTTTTTAAAGAACTATGCTTCGAATGTTATGGAAACGCTTGAACATGTTTTTAGTCAAGGTTATGATGTTATAGCAATTGATAGTATAGCTGAAGTAATTGAAATGCTTAGAGATAATTGTAAGTTAACTGAATCAGCATCAGAAAGTTGGTTTTTAGGTTTACAAGATAGAATGAAAAAAGGTGAAAATAAAAATAAATATTACACTTCATTCATCAATATTCAACAAGTAACTAAGCAAGGTGATTTTGTAGGTAGCAATAGATTGAAACATATGACTGATGCTATGGCTCATATTGAGCGTTCTAAAGATGGTTTACAACGCAGTATACATTTCAGTAAGAATAGAGATTGTGATAAAGATTTTAAAATGTATTTTACAATATCTAAAGATTCAGTGTATTACAGTTATGAAACAGTATCAGAATAAATTTGGAAAATTAAATTAATTAACGTACATTAACATTATAAAATAAAAAGTTATGAGAAAAAATATAAATATAATTCCATTAAATAATGATATTAATAAACTACAAGCGTTTATCCCATCATTGAATCGTGAATGGAGAGATTCACAACGCATTAAATCAAAACCGGTTATGATTGAAACGATTGATGCTGTTAAGTATTTTCAAAATGAAGGATGGAATATAGCTGGTGCATATGAACAACGCTCTAAGAATCGTAAAATTGATTCACATTTTATTAGAATGGAACACCCAGATTTTAATATTAAAAATAATAAAGGTAAAATAGATGCTGTTGCAACTATGAATCTAAGAAATAGTTGTAATGGAAATAAACCATTGGATGTTGATTTAGGTGTATTCCGACAAGTATGTTCTAATAGATTATGGGCTAATACATCATATTCAAATCAAACAATTAGCCATTCAAATAGTGGTTATAGTGAATTATATAATATTTTAGGTAAATTAAATATTTATACCCAATCTATATTAGATGAATTTAAAGATTTAAAACAACGAAAATTAACACCTCGTGAAATGATGCAATTATCTATTAAAGCAGCTGAATTAAGATTTGATGATAAACGTGAAGTAAAACATTATGCTAATCAATTACTTAATGTAGTAAGAGATGAAGATCAAGGAAATGATTTATATACAGTATATAATAGGATTCAGGAAAATTTAACACAATCAGATCGTATGATTGATATGAATGGTAATATAATTGGTGGTGTAGATAATATGTTTGATGATGTGAGATTAAATAAAGAATTATTTGAATTAGTAACTATTTAATATATTATAATTATGAACAATCAAGAATTAAAAGAAGAAATTATATATGGAACTGGTATTTTGATTTTATTATTTGGATTATTATGGTGTGTATTATGGTTGGGTTGTAACTAACCCTTCCATATATACGTACGTATATATATCGAAATACCTACGATATAATTATATAATATCCCCACGGTAATTGATGTCGCTATACGGCGGGGTATGGTATAAAAGGGGGTTAGATTAACCTGCAGATCGAATACGATCTTACACCATCGATTTATATATACATATATACCCATAACAAATACATGAATATCTAAAATTCGAACCCAACCATGTATCATCGATGAATATATACATATATACCCCCACAACGCATTGCGGTTTCCAAAAATGCCAATTTTTTAAAAACATATGATTCTACAAATCTCTCTTTTAAATAAACTTCAAATTTTAAATAAATAATATGAAAAATATATATATATTACCAATAAATAAACCAAGTAGGTTACATTTAGGAAATTCAGGTTTAGTCTTATGTGATTTGAATTTTAATCCAACTACTATAAATCCTCAACACATCTACATCACTAATTCAGAAGAAATTAAAGAAGGAATTAATCAATGGTATTTAGATAAATTTATAAATAAACCAAGAAATTCAAGTGGTTCTCAATATGGAGAAAAGCAAGATGTAATCATCCTAACAACAGACCAAGACTTAATCAAAGATGGAGTTCAGAGTATTGATGATGAGTTTTTAGAATGGTTTGTGAAAAATCCAAGTTGTGAAGAAGTTGATATTTATAAAGATAAAAGACTTGAAATAGAACAAGATTTTGAGTTTTATGAAATAATCATTCCAAAAGAAGAACCTAAACAAGAAACTCTTGAAGAAGCTGTTATGTCGTATCTTAACAGAACCTATTCACTTTCTTACGAAAGAACTACTGTGAAAAAATTTCATGAAAAAACATTTTCAGCAGGTGCTAAATGGCAAGAAAAACAATTAATACTTTCAGATGAAGAAATAACAAAAATTGCGTATGATTATGTACTATATAATGATATTAAAAGACAATGGGTTATAGAAGGAATGAAACTTTATCGTGAACAATTTAAAAAGAAATAATATGGACTGGATAAAATTAGAAACCGAAACCCCTAAGATTGGGCAAACTGTTTTTTCTTGGGGCAAACAAGGAATGAGAATTTGTATTTACACAAATGAAATTGGGTTTTTTGGTAAGCCTAAAAAAGATGCAAAATTTTGTAACCTAATGAGTAAATGGAGAATTATTGATGAGGATGTTACCCATTGGATGCCATTACCTAAACCCCCAACAGAATGAAAAATACAATTACAAAAACAGTTGATTCAATAAGGATTGACATTGATAACATGATTGAAGACTTAAGGCAAGAACGAGATGCTTGGCGTGATAGATTCAATGAAGTTGATAAATTAAGGTTGAAAGAACTTTACACTATATCCAAAAAACTAAGTCGGCTCTCGAATACACTACAAAAGGAGAAAATCAAAAAAGGATTTGTGACTAAAAACGATTGTAAAGATGGTTTTATTGCAGGTGCTAAATGGCAACAAGAAAGAATGTATAGTAAAGAAGATTTAAAAGAAATTTGTGATAAATATCATAACCAAATGTGTTTATATGGTAATGCAAAAGCGCAAGAATGGTTTGAACAATTTAAAAAGAAATAAGATGAAACAAGAGCAGAACAATATTACAATCAAATATATGGAAAATAGAAAAACATCAATGCAAGAATTATTTGATAATTTAGAAACACTTGAAGAAGCTATTGAAAAATATGCAGAAATTTATAGATGCCCTGCAACAAATACAGATGAATATTGTAAACACGACATTATATCAGCAATAAACTTTGGTGCTAAATGGAGACAACAGAATAGTTATAGTGAGGAAGATATTGAAAATATTTGGAATGAGTTTGTAAAAGAATTACCTCCAATAAACAATGGAGCATCTTCTGATTTTTTAGTTTATTTAAAACAATTTAAAAACAAATAAGACTTATGGAACAGATAAAACAAACAGCAGTAGAATGGCTTTTGAATGAATTAATATCATGTAATGAATTAATTTTAAAGGGGGAAAATTATAAACTTATGAAACAAGCTAAATCAATAGAAAAAGAACAAATATTAAATGCTTGGTGTGATGGTTTAGATAAAGTAAATCCTTTACAAAAAATAGCAGCAGAAAAATATTATAATAAAACATATAATAAATAAAATTCTTATTCTTATTATTCAAGATATGTAGGGTGTTAATTACTAATGTCCTACATTTTTGTTGAAAGTTAGTACGTTAATTATTAACGCTCTATAAAAGCTGTGAAGAATTGTTTGGAAATGTGGAATATGTTTCATACATTAACATCATAATAAGAAAATAAAATGAATATTCAAAAAGTACAAAAAGCAGTAGATTTGCAAAATAAAGCAAATCACCAAATCGATGTTTATGGTCAGTGTTCTGAAGATGTGATGGATGAGCTTATTGAGATTACTGATTCATTTACAGCAGAAGAAGATAGTAAGTTTATTGAGTTAATGTATCAAACCCGATAATTTATTAAAAAAATGAACATAACATATAAAGAAACCTTTACAACTACAAGATGTTTAGTTGAAACCGAAGTTGGAGAATTTATAGTAACACATAGTACTGATTATATGGATCCGTTTATGAATGATTGGATTGTTGAAGATGAAGATGGTGAGCAAGTTAATGATCAGTTTGCTTATGATATTATTCAATTTGTTAAAAATTCAAAATAATTAGTTATGAGTAAAAATAATATGTTAAAATCAACACTAAATAAAGGATTTTCTTTAACCTTTGAAAATGGAATTACCATTTCAGTTCAATTTGGTAGTAGTAATTACTGTGAAAGAAAAAATTTACATTCACATTATGGTTCTGAGATGTTAAATGATATTATTGAATCTTCAGATGCTGAAATAGCTATTTGGGATGAAGATGACAATTGGTTTAATTTTGGGTCAGATACGGTAAAAGGTTATTGTACAACAAATGAAGTAGCTAAGTGGATTTATATAGTATCTACTAGTAATAATATTGATGAAATTCACTATAGTAATTTACCCGAATAATTTATTAATATCAAATAATATGCCTTTATTACAAATAATTGAAATTAAAATATATAGAGAAAGTTATGAATGATAATAAATCAAAAAGAGGAAGACCTCCTGCTGTTAAAAATTTAGATGTTAATTTAAATATTTTTAATCGAGTTTATAGTAATAATGATGGTAGTGTTGAAACTTGGAAATACGATTTATTAATAACTAAAAATGGTCCTATTGAAGTTGATATTACTTACCCCAAGGGATTTAAATCTATGGATGAAATTCAAGATGAACTTCCAAAAACAAAGAGAAAGTACTTCTATGAAGATGGGGCTAAATGGATTAATTATACTAGAGCTAAAGGATTAGGAATAATATGATATTAAATTATAAAACACAATTAAATTCCTTAAACAGGACCCAATTAAGAAAAATAACTAAATTATCATTGGATTGGTGTTTTATTAATATTAAACCTACTGTTTATAAAACATCACCCGAATTTAGAATTTCTAAAAAGGAAAGTGATTGTTATGGGGAATATTTAAGGTTTGAAGAAAATAAAAAACATTTTATAACATTATATCCTAATGAATGTAAAATATTAGCTAGATTTATTTCTACTATTATTCATGAATATATACATAGTACTCAAAAATTACTTGAAAGAGACTATGATTCCTATAATTTTAAATATGGTTCATGGGAAAATCCATTTGAAGTTGAATCCAGAAATTTGGAAAAAGAATATCGTAAACAATTATTAGAATACATTTTAAATATAATACATTAATACATATTAACTTTTAGCGCATTAATAATTAACGCTCTATAAAAGCTGTAGAGAATTGCTTGGAAATGTGGAATATGTTTCATACATTAACATCATAATAAGAAAATAAAATGACTAAGTTAATTAAAAAATCAGAAACACCTCGCATAAAGTATTTTGTAGGTGATCAAGTTGAATGGAGTAAAATATTCCACGATGGTAGATCATATGAATCTATTACCTTTTCCGGTGAAGTTATTAAAGTATGTCCTGTAAATTTACATGTTAAGGATAGTAAAGGAAACATCTATTCTGTAAACAGAGAAACAGAAGCCCGTAAAATTAAATAAAACCTTTAGAGTGTTAATTACTAACGCTCTATAAGAGTTATGAAGAATTGTTTGGCTTTACATGATTCATTACATACATTAACATCATAATAAGAAATAATAATATGAATACAATTGAATTAACTCCATCGGAATTTGAACTTATCAAATTAAAACGTGAACAAGAAGATTTACTTGAAAAGCAATTAAAAATTAAAAAAGAAATTGCTCTTGAAAAAGAAATAATTGAAAAAGAAGCCATTATTAGTAAATACCAAGAAAAAGACAGTCAACAAATAAAAGCAACTAACTTTTTTGCAGAAAAGTTAGGTAAAAATTATGAAATAATTCTTCGTAAATATGACCAACAAATGGTTATAGAGGGTGATTATATTAATAAATTAAATCCAAGTGAAGAGAATTATAAAAGACATATTATTTGGATAAAAACATTTGAACGAATATCAGCTAAAATTAAATATGATAATTATCATATAGATGTAGTAGAATTTATTACATATGGTAAATATGGAAAATTGAAGGAAAATAAAGGGTATAGAATGTATGTTTCAGGACCAGGAATTTCTTCTAATAGAAGAAGTTATATTAATATTAAAAAAATAAGTGATTTAATTGAGAATGCTATTAATAAAATAAATAATGAAAAGCAATTAGAAGAAAAAAAGAAAGGAGCTTTACAGATTACAGTAGATAAAATGAAAACATTATATCCTAATGCAAATATTATTACGGGTTATGATTATGAAAGAAATAATTATATGAAAAGGGCTTTTGGGGATCGTTATGATACTGTTGCTATTTGTTTTGAAAATGGTTCATCTATAAAATATAGAGTATACTCAGATGCCTCTTTAGGAAGATTAAGTATTAATTTTCCTAGTAATATAAACGATAGTTGGTCTTTAATGGAATTACTATCTCAAATAAACTTTACTTTAATAACTAATTAAAATAATTATAAAATGAAAACTTGGTTAATTTCAGACACCCATATGCAACATGATACATTAAACTTACCAAATAATGTAGATTGTGTTGTACATGCTGGTGATAGTACAAATTATAAAGATTTATTACGCAATCAGCAAGAATTTGAACTGTTTTTAATATGGTATGCAAACTTACCAATTAAACATAAAATACTTATTGCAGGTAATCATGACTGTTGGGCTATAAAAAAGTACAATATTGACAAAGTTAAAGATCATGGTATAATATACTTAGAACATGAATATTTTGAACTTGAAGGAAGATTAATATTTGGTAGTCCTTATACACCTACTTTTCATGATTGGCATTTTATGAAAGATAGAAATAAATTATCAAAATATTGGGAAGCATTAATTGAAGGAATAGATTTGCTTATTACACATGGTCCACCAAAAGGAATATTAGATTTAAGTCATGATAAAAAACATAAATTAGAATTTTGTGGTGATAGTGCTTTAAGAAAAGCTGTTTTTAAAAATCAACCTAAAGTTCACCAGTTTGGTCATATTCATAACAGTAAAGATTGTTATAATTCAGGTCAATTAAAACTTTCAATATTACCAACTTTATTTGTTAATGCTTCATGTGTAAGTGATGGTGAATTCGATAAAGGTTGCTCAAGTCATGGTCAAATAATAGAAATTTAAAACAAATTAATAAAATGATAATAACATTTATATCAGATACACATAATAAACATAAATATCTTACTAAAGATTTACCTGGAGGAGACTTACTTATACACGCTGGGGATATATCTTCAATGGGGTATAAATACGAAATACAAGAATTTTGTGATTGGTTTGATGAAATTAATAACTACGATACAAAAGTGTTTATCGCGGGAAATCACGATTGGGGTTTTCAAACAAAACCAGATCAATGTAAAGGTTTATTAACTGGGTATAAAACTATTGATTATTTGGAAGATGAAGAATTGGTGTTATATTTTGACGGACTGAATGGGGATAGATCAGAAGATAATATTAGAATATATGGCACACCTTGGCAACCTGAATTTTATAACTGGGCGTTTAATTTACCAAAAAATGGTGAAGAATTACAATCTAAATGGAATGCTATTCCTGAAGATACAGATATACTTATAACACATGGTCCCGCTTGGGGTATTTTAGATGATGTTATAGATAGACGAGGTCTACATTTAGGATGTGAGTTACTAGCTAAACGTGTGCAGAAAATAAAACCCAAGATTCATGTTTGTGGACATATTCATACTGGTAGAGGTATCTATGAAAAAGATGGAACTTTGTATATTAATGCTTCTGCATTAAATGAACAATATCAATACACTTATAATCCTATTACTATCGATTATAATTTTAATAATAATAAATACGAAATAATACTTTAATAAATAATTAATATGTTTAAATTAAATCAAATCCATTTTTATAACTCAGTTAAATTAAGTTATGAAAAAATAAAAACAAAACAACTCCTAACTTATGTAGGATCTACTATTATGTCAGCTATATTAATTGGAATAATAGCTGGATTTATATCAAGTAAATTATCTACAACACAAATTACTGAACAGGAAAGGGTTTATATTATAAATGAATATAATAAGTTTTCCAATGAAGCATTAATTGATTATATGCAAGAATTAAAAATAAAATTCCCATATATTGTATTAGCCCAATCTATGGTTGAAACTGGGAATTTTACATCTAAAATATTTAAAACTAATCATAACTTATTTGGGATGAAAGTTGCAACTATCAGACCTACTACAAATTTAGGAGAACAATCAGGTCATGCTTATTATAGTAATTGGAAAAATTCAGTTATTGATTATGCTTTATGGCAATGTAGAGTATTGAATGTTATTCAAACAGAAAATCAGTATTATGAATATTTATATGAACACTATGCTGAAGATAAGTCATATGTAGCTTTGGTTAAAAAGATTATTGAGGATAATAAATTAAAAGATAAATTCGATGAAAATTAAAAAAACATTTATAAATTATAAACATTATGCTGATTACTTGTTAAAACAAGAGGGTGTAGATGATAAAATATTAGATGATCTTTTAAATAAAGGTCTCTTAAAAAGAATTAATACTCTAAGCAAAGATGGATATACAGTAATTGGATTTAGTCCCATGACTAAAGATGAATTTAAAAAAAGTAAATTTTATATAATTAATAAATTAATACCATGGTTAAAATAATTAAATTAAACGATAATAATCGTATTTGTATTACTAAAAAAATGTTTGAATCTTATATAAATATTGATTATATGGATCCAATTAATATTACATCAATTAGATTAGGAACGTTATCTGATGGAAAATGGGAATATCCTAATATAGGTTCTTTTAATAAATTAATACAGTTAAGTAAACAAAATGGTGGAATAAAATATTTTATAAAACGAGGTCAATTTGAAGATGTAGTTGATTTCGATATTAATTTAAGATGGAATTGTTTTAAACGTCGTTTTAATATTCAAGTTCATAAATTAACTAAAAATATATTTTAATGAAAAAATTAATATTAATACCTTTATTATTTATTTGTCTTTATTTAAAAGCACAAGTAACATTTGATTCTATTTATCACGAACTTAAAAGACAAGAAATCAAATACCCAGAATTATTTACAGCATTAGCTATAACTGAAAGTGGATTAGGTACTTATGATGAAGATATTTTTCTTATTAGTATTAATAATTTTTGGTTATTAGAATATGAAAAAAAATGTAATTGTATTAATAAGGAAGGATTTTGTTCTTATAAAGACTTAACAACTGCTATAAAAGATTTAAAAAAAAGATTTGCTCCAACATTAAAAAAAGTACATTCTGAAGAACAAATGATTAAATATTTATGTATGTATTATGTGGGTGTAAGTCCTCAATCATTTAAAGGTGAATTATGGGTACGTAAATTAATAACAATATATAACGATTCATTTTTTGAATAATGAAAATACTTATTTCAATTTTATTATTATCACCACCAAAAGGATTAATAATAACTACTATACAAAGTAATTTATCTGACTCTTGTAGGACAACTATTAGATTATTAGATAATAATAAAGATACTATTGTTTATTTTCCTAAAAATAAATGTCCTGAGATCAGGACTATAATAACATTAAAATGAAAAAATTTATATTATTACTATCATTTTTTATAACTTTAAAAATCCAGGCTTCGCACGTAATGGGGGCTGACTTTGAGTACCAATGTTTAGGTAAAGACTCTTTTTACATAACAGTAAAAGTTTACAAAGACTGTAAAGGAGTAAACTTATCACCCATTGCTTTAATTATTACTCCGCTTTCAGCTGGATGTAGTTGGAGTACTTCAGCATCAATGACTCAAGTATCATGTGAAGATATTACACCTGTTTGTAAAAAATCTTGTTCTAAATGTGACAGACAGAATTGTAATGCAAATGGATATCCTAATGGAAGTAATTCTGGTTGTGCTTTTCAATATGGAATGGAAAAATTAACATTTAAATATTTGTTAGTTTTCCCTTCTAGTATCAATAGTAAATGTTGTAAATTTAGAGTTAGTTATGAGCAATGTTGTAGAAATGGAAATATTACTACCTGTTGTGCAGGAGATAATTTCTTTTCATATGCAGAGTTTGACCGTTGTGTTAAACCTTGTAATTCTTCTCCAGTATTAGCTAATGATCCTGTTGCCATTCTTTGTGCAGGAAATTGTATTTGTTTAAACAATGGAGCACGTGACACAGCAAACTTTGACTCAATTTCTTACAATCTTAGTTCAGCATTAGCTGCTTTTGGAACTCCAACATCATATAATAACCCATATACAGCTGTTCCAGGAAAACCAGGAGCTGCATCAGGAGGGCCTTTACAATACAAAGGTTTCCCTAAATACAAACCTAATCCAGCCCAACAATGTAGTGGTTTTGTGTTAGACTCAGTTACTGGAGATTTATGTTTTACACCACAAATACAACAAGTAGGTGTATTGGCTATAGATATTATAGAGTGGCGACGAGACTCTGTAACAGGTAAGATGGTAAAAATTGGGCTCACACGGCGTGATATGCAAATTATCATCATGGCCAATTGCACCAACAAACCACCTGTAATTAAAGGTCCATTTTCACAAATAGTTTGTGCAAACGATTTGGTTTGTTTTACTGATATGCAGATTACTGATCCTGATATGCTCAATGGTGCTCAAAAAGATTCAGTTAGGGTAAAATGGAACTTTGGTATACCTAAAGCAACTTTTACTAAAAAATGGAATGGAAAGAATGAAGAATGGACACTTTGTTGGCAAACTACAAACAAAGACGCTCCTAA